GCCGTTGCCGCGCCCGTCCCCGATGACGTCCCCGCGATGGCAACCGGCGTGGGGCCGCCCCCGCCGCCGAGTCTCGCGAGGAGGAGCGACATGGCGCGCTACCTCAGTACGCCGCCACTTCGTCCCATGCCATCTGGACGTGGAGACGCACCGTGCCGCCCGCTCCCATCAGGATGTTGTTGCGCACGATGATGCCCTCGTTCTGGGCGAAGACGTAGGGGTAGTCACCCGAGTTGGTGAGGTCGAGCGCCTCCTCGAAGTCGAGACCCTCGACCGTCGCCGCGGCGGCGAGCGTGCGCCGCCCCGACGTGACAATCGGCTGGCCGTCGAGCGTGTGCGTGCCAGCCGTGAGCGCCACCGCCGCAGCGATGCGCGCATCCGTCAGAAGTGACGCACCCATGCTCGTGCGCTTCTTCATCGAGTTGCCGCCAAGCGTGATCGCCGTGCCCGCCGAGGAACTGACCGTGTACCCACGCGCGATGATCGCGTCGAAGCCAAGCTCTTGCGCCGCCGTGAATCCGGTGACGACCGAGTATCGAATCTTGAGGTACTTGAGCAGTGCGAACCGCGTGGCGTCGCCCCACCGCCACGCGAAGATGTGGCCCGCCGTGGCCGTCTTCGCGGCGATCGTCGCCATGAGCCCCGAGAACTCCGCGACGCGGTACGACCCGAGCGCGCCCACGTCGATAGGTCGCAGCGTCGTGCGGATCGCCCGCGTGTTCGTCTCGACCTCGGCGGTGACGCCTGCGTTGCCCTGAATTTGAAGCGGCATGATGTCCTCTCAGTTCCAGACCCACGCGACAGTCCACTGCCCGTAGATCAGTACGTTGCCCGAGTCGCTATTGGCTTGCCCGCGCGCCTCCTGGCCGTCGATGCCGCCAGGCGCAGGCGCGTCGCAGAACGCGTAGATGGTGAACCCCACGCCCGCGACAACCGCGCCCGCGCGCACCTTGATCTGCTCGACGAGGTGCTCGTCGGCGGAGTGGTCGGCGGTCGCGGTCGGGTAGAGCCATGCCTCGACGAGCGAGCCCGCAAGGATGCCCGCGGCCGCCACGGCGACGCTCGTATCTGACGCGCCAGGGAACGCGCCGAAGTCGATCGTGGCGGTGCCCTGCGCGCCCATTAGTCCTCCGTGATGACGAGTGCGCCCGCGGCGACGGTCGGCGGCGTGTTCACCGTCGAGACGACGACGGGGGCCCCGGTAATGGCGCCCGAGTAGCGATACTTAGTGGCGCCCGAGGCGGAGTCGCCCACCGAGAAGTGGGTCAGCGTGTCGCCGCCTGCGGTGCAAGCGGGGAAGGTGATTGCGCCCGCGTTCACGCCCTGCGATGGCGCCGTACCGCTGACCGTCCAGCCGACCGCGCTGCGCACCACGGCCTGCCGCGCGTACCCGGTGTACGTCGCCTCGCTGGTCGCCTGCGTGCCCGCCTCGCCGGGGTCCGCGGTGTGGAGCGCGACGTAGACGCTGCCCGCGACGGCGCTCGGCTGGAGCCCGCCAGCGTCACCGATGCCGGCTGCGGCGACGTTCTGGAGGTACAACTTCAGGAGATCGCTCTCCCACTGGTCGGATTTGCTCATGATGTCCTCACGTCGGTTCCGGGAGTGATGCCGCGATGTGCGCGAGTTGCTGCTCTTCGCTCAGCGAATCCCACGACGCGGGCGCGACCACGCGCGTCTGCGCCTGCGCGTTCGTGAGAGTGCGCCCGCTCGGCTTCGCCGCCGATGTCGTGGGCGCTGCGGTGCGCGTAGGCGCGGCCGCCACCTTCGCGGCGCGCTTCGGCGCGAGGTACGCCTCGCACGCTTCGGCCACCTGCGCATCCGATAGCCCGCCGATGTCGTAGCCGTTGCGCGAGATTTGCTGCAGCGCCGCCTTCGCGACCGTGAGCTGCGCGCTGGTCGCGAGCTGCGACAGCCTCGGGTATGACGCCTCGTCATCCGCGACGCGCGTGAACGTGGCCTCCGCCTGCGCCTGGTGCGACGCCGCGCGCTCGTTCGCCAGCCGCGTCTCGAGTGCCACGCGGGCCGCGCGCTCCTCGGCAAGCTGGTCAGCGAGCCGCTGCGTTACCGCCTCCGGCGTGTTCTCGCGCATCGCGCGCGCCGCAAGGTCGGCGTCGGTCATGCCGAGTTCCTTCAGCGCCTTGTAGGGGTCCGCCTTCAGCCCGGCTTCCCGCTGACGAGCTGCGGCGTTCTCGCGGCGGAGCACATCCGCGTCATGCGCGGCGCGATGGACCTGCGCGCGTTGCTCGCGGAGCGCGGCCTGAGTCTCCGCGTACCTTCGCGAGCCCTCGCGAGCTCGCGCGGCGGCCTTCTGCGCGCGATCGTGCGCCGCGTCGGCCTCCGCGGTGTCGGCGGCGGACTCGACGGGGTCCGTCGCAGCGGTGGCTGGCTCCGCGGGCTTCGGCGCTTCGGGGGCGAGATCTGTCGCGTACGGTTCGAGCGGCGCCGCGGTGGCGGGATCGATGAGCGCGGCGAGTTCCTCGACGGTGGGCTCGCCCTGCTCGGATGCCGTGAGCACGGGCTTGGCAGCGGCGACTTCGGTGATGGTCGGTTGGTTCATGTCTCGTTGTCTTTCTCAGTGGGTCCGCGCGTCACGCGCCGACCAAATTCTGCGCGGCTTGGTGCGACTGCATGCGCTGCACATCGTGGGCGATCGACTGTTGCATTGACTGCGGCCCTCCCGGTCCCATGCCCGGCGGCGGGGGCGGCGTCTGCGCGGCGATGGCTTGCTTCAGCAACTCCGCGCAGTTGTCCATCCACTCGGTGAGGAGCGTGAGCTTCTCCGACTTCTTCGACATCGTCTGAAGCCGCGCCTTGAGGAAGGTCTGCTGAGCGATGCGTAGGGCCTCGGTCAGGCCTTCGACGCCCATGTGCGGCTCCGCGGGGAAGCTCTCGCACTTCTCCAGGATGCGCGTCATCGCCTCCTGCACGTTGTCGTAGCTGGCGTCCTCGGCGCTCGCGTACGCATCCATGTCGGGCATGTCGAGCAGCCTGCGCCCCGTTCGCATGTCGGGAATCATTCCCGAGTTGATCATCGTCTGCACCTGCGACAGCCGCGCGGCGGGGTCGTCCGCGAGCTTGTTCGTCGGGTACATCTGCAGCACGTACTCCTCCTCGCGGAGATGCACGTCGCCCCACTTCACGGCATCCATGGTTTTGCCGCCGGCCTTCACCGCGAAGTCGGGATGGTCCTCGGCAATCTCCGCCGCCAGGTGGATGATTTGCTGCGCTACGCGCATGTACCAGTCCTGGTACTCCGCGTAACACGGCTTGAAACGCGTGCTCGTGACCTCCGCGTACACGAGCAGGCCCTTGCCCGAGTCGATGCCGGCTGGCTTCTGCCCCGCCGCGTTCATCTGCGGCACACCAACGACTTCGAACCCGCGGCCCCATAGTCTGTCGAGGTGCCCGTATACGTCGTTCGCCACCGTCTGCGGCGCGTGGAACGTCGGCGCGGTGCCGCGGTAGCGGATGATGCTCGCCTGCACGTCGTCGATCTGGTTGGTGTTGATTTCGCTGTTCTGCTCAACGACCCAGTGCCCCACCGCGTACATCTGCGCGCGCTGGATGCTCATCAACAGCCGCGATAGTTCCACCTGAATCGGCGCGAGTTCGTCGGCCAGACTCTCGCCGTGGATGCCCTGAATGGGCCGCTCGCGATAGAGAATCTCCGCGGGGAACCGATGCCACGTCCACTCCTCGTCTACGAGCGGCTTGTCGACGCCGACGCACGCGATGACGTGTCGCCCTGGCGTGTCCGCGTTCGGAGGCAGATGCCACGTCTCGACGACGACACACCATTCCACCGTGTTCACCTGGTCGAAGCTCTCTCCGATGTCGTCGAACGCGCCTCCGTTCGCGTTCGCCAGGATGTCGCCCGCGAGGTCTGGATACGACGCCGCGAGCGAGCGCTTATCCATGAACTTGACGTGGTAGCCGTTCTGCGGCTTGCCGTCCGCGGCCTCCTGTTCGTCGAACAGCCACTCCCACGGAAGCGTGCGCTCGATGCCGACGCGCGGCTTCTTCGGGTCGGTCACGTCCTTGAAGAACTTCACGATGCCGAACGTGAATAGCGCCGAGTCGCGCACGCACTGGTACGCCTGGATGTGTAGCCCTTGGTCGTAGCAAGTCCCGTCGACGAATCGCTCGAGCCGCTTCGCGCGCTGCTGGAGCTCGTACTCGCCGCCGCTCGTCACGAACGAGACTTTGGGCCGGTCCTTCGTGACCATCGCCACGTACGTGTTGACGACGCTCTTGACGATGTTGAGCGCGAGCCGTCGACCTCGACTCATCGTGCGCTGCCGGTACAGCCGCGGGCTCAGCCCCATCATCGGCAGCGAGCCGTACATGCGCGCGGCGCGGAGCATGCCTTCGCGCGTGGTCGCTTGGTCGCGCCAGAGTCGCCCGGACACATCCGTCACGATGCTCGCGCGGCGATCGGCGTTCTCCTCTGCCCACCAACAGACGTCGGCGTTGCCAGACTCAGCGGGATTGTAGGTGCTCACGTCATCGTGACCTCGGGTTCAGTGGTGGGGAGGGTATCGGCGACGGCGATGATGTCGGCGGCGAGGCGAATCACGTACTCGTCATATCGACGCAAGACGTCGTCGAACTCAGCGCGTCGAACGTCGGCGGCATCCCGCGCGGCGTCGCATGCAGTCGCGAACGGATCGGAACTCACGACTGCGCCTCGTCTTCCTCGCGCAGCCCCTCGGTGCATGCGAACAGGAGGTTGTCATATTCGGCTTTCGCGCTGCGCTTCGGCGCGTCCGCAGCGCGCGCATCGACGACGGGCGGGATTGTGATCTCGATGTCGCCAATCTTCGCGCGCCCCGTCACTCCAGCGGCCTGGAGTGTGGACACGTACGCGGCCAGTTCTTCAGCGGTGATCAATTGGCCTCCGCTCGGCGCGCCTGCGCTCGCTCGTGCATGATGCTCAGACCCAGCGCGAGCGCCGCGGTGATGATCGCACGCGACTTCTCGCCAGGCATGAGTGTGCGCAGTTCGGTCTTGTGCTTTCGCTTCACTCGAATGGTGACCTTCATGCTTCCCTCCGTAGCGACGACTGCATGGCGGCGTACGCGCTGAGCCTGCCTTCGTCGCGCCCGCGGTCGAACGCGTCGGCGAGCATCGAACAAACGAGCGCGCACACCACAACGCTCTGACCCGATGACAGCTCATCGAGCAGCGGTCGCAGTCGGTCGATGCTCGTCTCGTGGTCCTCGTGGGTCATGCCTCGTCTCCTGTCCACGACGAGCCAAGCTCGTAGTTCTGTTGCGCGCTTCGGCGGAGCGTCTCCTCGTGCTCGCGCCATACGTTCGCCGTGTACGCGGTGATCTGCTCGGCCTGCGTCGTCGGCTTCGGGTCCACCGGACGCTGCAAGTACGCGCTCGCCGCGCGGAACCCGTAGAGCAAGGAATCGCTAGTGTGGTCCTCGTACCCGTCCGCCTGATTCGTCCGCGCGTCGTTCCACGGGAGCGCGAGCAGTTCGTCGATGAGACCCTTGTTCGCGGCGCGGTAGATCTTGATCGTCCCGCGCGAGAACGCCGCGTTCATGAGGTCGATGAACCCCGCCTTGTCCGTCTTCGGCGCGGCCTCGATGTGCAGCCCGTACCGCGACTGCAACTCCATCGCAGGGCCTTTGCCGTACCCGCCGATGTCGCCGATGATCTTGCTGAACGCGTACGACGTGCGGAGCGTTCGGATGTGCTCCGCGATGTTGTCGGCGTGCAGCCCCGTTTCCTTGAACGACAAGACGGCGTAAAGCGTCGGGTCGTTGTCGCGCCAGCCGAGCACCGTGAACGCCGTCGCGTCGACAAATCCGAAGTCGATGCTGAGCATGTAGTGCCACGCGCCGTCCGTGGGCAGCGCTTCAATGCAGCACTCCGCCTCGGTGAACGACGCGTAGACCATACCGCCCGACAGGCTGACGAAGGCGCACTCAAACTCCTGAGCAAATTTTTCCTTGAGACCGGCGCGCTGGATTGCGATCTCCTCCGCGGGCATGCGCGGGCATGCGCTCCAAGGCGCCTCGATGCGGTCCCATCCGGGGCCGCCCTTGTCCCATGCGTCGAAGAAGAACCCGCGGCGGCCCTTCGGCGTGCCGCCCGCGAGCAGCGTGCCGCGGCTGATGATCAGCATCGGCAGGACGGCGTAGTAGAGCTCGTCAGGCACGTCGCCCGACTCATCGAGGATCAACTCCGTGACCGCGGAGAAGCCGCGGATCTTCGCCTCGCCCGCGGGGAGCGACACGATGCGGCTCCCATTCTTGAGCGCCACCTCGGTCTTGCTGTCCGTGTCGAGGTGGACAGGCACGGGCAGCGCCCCGAGGAAGTCTTGCACCTTGCGGAGTACCTCCGCGGACTGCCGCCACGACGGCGCCACGATGAGTACCAGCGCCTTCGGCTGGTAGACCGCCCGGTGCAGAGCGCGGAGCGCGAAGGTCGTGCTCTTGCCCGCCTGGCGGCAGCAGTTCAGTAGGATGCGCTTGCCCGTCGAGCGAAGCACGCGCTCCTGCCACGCGTCGGGGACGATGCCGACCGTGCGCGCGAACGCCGACGCGTCGGACGCGCCTGCGCGTCGGAGCTGCTCACGCTCGATGGCTTCGAGCGCCTCCAGCGCCTTGCGGTCGGTAGCCAGCCGTGTGCAGCGCGGTCGCCCTCAGGCGACGGGCGCCGACTCGGGTACAGGGTCGGATGCGGTGACAGGCTCGGGCACGCGGTCCAGGTCGATGAAGTTCGTCCCGAAGCCGGGGAACGTCAGCGGCTCGGACACGGCGACGGGCGCCACCAACGCGACACCTAGCGCGCGGAGCTCCGTCGCCACATCGCGGAGCGTATCGATGGTCGCGCGGGTGACGGTGCCGCCCTCCGCGGCCTCGATGGCGTCCAGCTTCGCGGCGAGTTCGGTGAGCGTCACGAGACGCGCGCTCCGAAGCGCGTGACCTTGCTCACGGGCACGAAGGCCTCCACGTCGTTCTTGCTGAGCCTGACGAGGCCCGTGGCCACGTCGAGCTCGATGGTCACGCCGCTGCGCTCGACGTCGAAGTACGACGTCTCCGAGTTCGCGAGGCCCTTCTCCGCGCTCACACGCGGGATGCTCACGTCGAGATGTACGGATGCGAACTTCATGATGGCGGGTTCCTGAGTGGGGTCGGTCGGTGCGGAGCCTAGGAGCGCGGCGACGACGGCTTCGGGCGCGGGTGCGATGGCGACGGGGGCCACGGCGACGGGCGGCGGGCCGTAGACGACGGGAGACGTTGCGACCGCGGGCGCTCGGTAGGGGTTGTGGCGGCTCATCGGTGCGCCGTCTCGGCGTTCGACAGATTCATCGCGCGCAGGTGCTCGTCGGTCACCGGCTCGAACCGCACCGCGCCATCGGCGTCGGTGATCATCACGGTCTCTCCGTTCGCGACAGCCTTGCGCCGCGCCTTCACCTCGAGACGCGCGAGCCTCAGGTTGTTGCGCCGCACGTGGCGGTTCTGCGCGGTGCCCGTGGCTACGATGCACGCCTTCGCCGCTTGCTCGATGGCAGTCGCACGTCGCCCGGCGAGGCGATCGCGCGCCTTCGCAACGGTCGTAGCTTCGTTCCCGTCGATGACTCCGCGGGTGTCGTTGGTGTTGGTCATTCCTGTACCTGTCTGAGCGCGTCGGCAATCTCTGCGATGACCGCGCGGAAAAGGTCGATGCCCGTTGCGGCATTCACCGACCGGATGATCTCGCCGGGGACCGACACCGTTCGGATGTCGCGTTCACCACGGCGCACGTGGACGCGGAGCCCATCGGATGACGCCGACGAGTCGATCGAGATTGGTATCGCGCGCTTCACGTCTTCGCCCTCTCCGGTCGGTATGTCCACGCCTTCGGTGGCGCGGCGTAGCGCGTCGAGTAGTCCGCGGCGTCGTTCACCACGGTGCCCAGCATCGCCGTGGCGACGCCTTGCGACCGCGCAAGGCTTCGCACGTACACGTAGTGGATGCATAGCGGCGGCCCCGCCTCTCCGGCGACCCATCCGAGGATCGACTCCGGATCATCGGGCACATGCGCCACGACGAGACGCGACGTCGCGCGCGCGAGCAGCGCACGGACGTGCGAGGTCGCCGTGCGCATCCGCTGCCCGCGGTAGGCGTGCTTCGTCCACGAGTCGACGACGAACGCCAGGTCGTCGGGTCGCCCCGGTCGGATGACGCAGTCCAGGCGTGAGAGCCTGGCGACAGCGGCGGTCATGGCTTGCCGCTCCGCGATTCGACGCGCGCGCCTTCGATACCGAGCCGGATGTCTAGAACCTCCGGCGTCGGCACCAAGTGCGCGTGCCCAACGCTCGCCCACTCGCAGCCGGGGACGGCGCAGTGGCGGATGCGGAGCACTTCGATGCTCGACTGCACCGCCGCGTGTACTTCGGCGCTGCCTTCGCACGAGTCAGCGCCCTCATCGCGCGCGCGGATCTCACCGTCGAACCCGACGCGCATCTCGTACGAGTCGTCGAGCGGCTGCTTGGCCTGAGGCTGCGTCACTCGTCCCCGTCCTTCGCGTCCTTCGACGCCGACGCCACTGCGAGACGCGCGAGCACTTCGGCCTTGCGCGCTTCGAGCTGCTCGTCAGTGAGCTGCGAGAGGTCGCCCGTGACGGCCACGGTCGCCTTCGTCGGCGCGGCTGCACCCGATCGCACGAGCCAAGTGTCGTAGGCTTTGAGCGCCAGCTTGCGGCTCTCGATGTCGTCGTCAGCCATCGCATTGTCGGCGATGCGCTCGAGCGCGCTGAACCCTTTGGCCGCGACGATGTCGGGGTCGTGCTCCGCGCGGACCTTCTTCGCTGCGAGCGTCGAGAGCTCGCCTACGCGCTGCTGACAGAGCCCCCACTTCGCCCGAAACGCCGGGAGTGTCACTCCGTGCCGGAACGTGCCGTCGCGCATCGTCTGGGCGATAGCCTCGACGCGGTCAGCCGTAGCCTGGTGGAGCTTCGGCGTCCTCTCGGCGGGCTTGTCGGACGCTTGTTCAGGTGCGGCCTTGGGCATTAGTTGTGCCACACTTGTGCCATTCGGTGCCCAAGGTGTCAAGTGGCACACGTTGCGAGACGCGGATGAGCGTGGGACGCTCGGAGGATGCGTCTCGGCCTTGCCTGCTTGCTGGTCTCCAGCGCGTGCGCCACGCCCGTTGACCCCGCGTGGCCCGATGTCGTTGGCTCGGCCGATGATCCGGCGTTCTGCGTCAACGTCGAAGCAGACGGCCGCAAGTACACCGCCGACGACTCGCTACCCAGTCCTGTCCAAGTCGCCGCCGGGGTGAGCCAGGGGCGTTACCCGTACCCGGTGCGATGCACGGTGGTGCGCTAGCCCCGTGTGTCGCCGCGTTGCCCGCCCGAAGCCACCCGCGACGCGGGTGCGACACATCGTGGCGCCGTCGGTCTAGGGCGCGTCTAGGGGCATCTCCGGCCCGCCATCGACGTAGGCGTCGAGCAGCATCGATACCGTGCCCGCCCGCGTAAGCCCTAGGCGGTCCGCGAGTTCGTCGAGCGCCTCCGCTACCTCCGGCGGGAGGCGCAGTTTGACGGCCACGGTCGACCGTTGACTCTCGGGGATGTTCTTCCCCGAGGCCTTGCGCGGCTTCACGCGGCACCTCCGAGCGCGTCGGCGGCCTTAGTGGTCCGGGCCTCGGCCCGGATGACGGCGAGTATCGCCTCCGTGATGAGGTCGCGCTCACCCGCGGGGAGCGCATCCCTGACAGCGTCCAGCGTCGCGCGGACGGTGGCCAGGCGGCCCGCCGCCGCCTGGAGTCGGGCCGCCGCCCTCACGACCACTGCCCCGCGGCCTTGAGCGCGTCCTGCGCCACGAAGACCGCCCGCCACTTGCGGTTCTGCGTCGAAGCCGAGAGCCCCGCGTTCTCCGCAGCCATCGCGGCAGAAACGGCCGCGGTGTAGGTCTCGCCCAGGGACTTCGTTGCGGTCTTCATGAGAAGTAAGATGAACCTGCTGGGGCCCCAGCGCAAGTGCCTTGCGGTCGATTCTTGAAAATAGTTCCGACACTGGACGGATGTTCGGTTAGGGGGCCATACCACGACTATCGCACTATGTGCGCTACCCCACCGTCCCACCTCCCTACCACTCCCCAAACTTCCTACGCGGGCCTCGCGCGCCCACGCACACGACGCGGGCACGCGCCTCGCGCTCGCCTCCGTGCTCTCTCTTCTCTCTCTGTATTCCCTCCTAATAATAGGTAGGGTAGGTAAGGGGGAAGAGTCACCGCGTGGTAATGATTGAAGAATTCGGCAACCCCACCTCATCGCATTGGCCTACCTTGGGTAGGGCTTCGGACGTATTCGTAGGACCGAACGCCTCCGCGCTCGAACCGGCGACGCTTCCAACCCATCCGACGCAGTGCGGCACCTACACGCATCTCATCCCCGCGGCCTTGCCGACCGGGCTCGACGCCGATCAGGAGTAGGGCGGCGGCGGAGGTGACCGATGCGTGGTCGGAGAGCAGGGAAGGGAGCAGAGCCTCCCATGAGTCGCCCTGGTATCGGCCGTCCACGTCGTCGGCGGCGAGCTCGGCGAGGGCGTCTCCGAGGTGCCACGGCTCGCCTGCGGCGTACCGGTGGACAGCCTCCGCCCAAAGCTGGTCACGGTCGGCCCCGATGCGCGCAAGGTCGACCGTGCCGCAGAGGACGGGCTGGAAGCGCCGCGCGCCGCTCTCATCTGAGAGGTACGTGTCTGCGTTGGTCGTCGCGCAGAACGCCACCTGACGCGGGCGAACTACGGTGTTGCGCCCGTAGCTCGGTCGGTACGTGTCCTCGCGGATCGAGATGAACCCCTTGACCGCGCCGGCCTCGGTCTTGGAAAACGCGTCGACCTCCCCGAACTCATAGCCCCAGAATCCGTCGAGCGCCTGGTAGCAGTCGGGGGACTTCTTGACGTTGATCGGCGTGTTACCGAACCACTGCGCCCCAAAGAGCGCCCGCAACGCGCTCGTCTTTCGCGCCCCCTGCGGGCCCTCGAGGACGAGCACGGTGTCGAACTGACACCCCGGAACCATCGCTCGCGCGACGGCCCCGATCATGAAGCACCGCATGTACCCGCGCACGAGCTCGGAGTCGGCGGCACCGAGGCAGTCGCGAGCGAACGTCTCGAGACGCGCCACGCCGTCCCATACGAGCCCCCCTAGATAGTCGCGCACGGGGTGAAACGGGTTGGCTTCCGCGTAGGCTAGGACGGCGGCGTGGACAGCCTCGATGCCGATGCGCACGCGGTGGCTCGACGGCTGGGCTACGAGCCAGCCTTGAATCCGGATCTCGTCAGCGTCGGACACACGCGAGCCATCGGGCCACTCGACGCGGTTCGTCAACAGGTTCAGCCGAGGCCTGCCACGACCATGAATCGCAAGCATGCGTACTCCGTTCTCGGCGACCTTCGCCGGCTGCCCGTTATCCTCGATGAGCTCGACGGGGGGGGTCGACTCGGGGGTGTCGTCACGTACTACGGTGAGATGTCGCGACGGCGGAGCCTCCGCATCGACCTCCCGAGGCACGCGGACGAGACCCTGCTCCGTCGCCCATCGCTCCGCGCTCGCCACGGTCGCACGCGCCTCGGACTCGGAGAGCCCCGACGCGACGCCCGCGGACACGACCTCTTCACGCACGTGAGCCACGCCGCGGGGCAGGTGCAGCCCCGACGCGAGCGGGATGAGCCGACACGCGGCGGTGTGAACGGCGGTGTTCCGCTGCCCTTCGCCCGTCCTCGATACCATACGGCACTCGCTCGCGATGGCAGAGTCGAGGTAGACCTCGTGCCTCCGCTTCGCCTTGGCATCCTCCCTGAGCGTCGATGGCGTGTAGGTGCCGGCTGACTTCGGGAGCTTGATCGGCGCGAGTATCGCCAGCGTCCACGCCGCGGGCAGCTCCGCCACGGCGACGGACACGTCGAAGCCGCTGTATTCGCCGCCCGCGTTGCGTCCGATGATGACCACCTGACCGCCCGCCGCCTTCATGTCGACACCGGGGCTGCCGCCGATGCCGGTGATGTTCTTGATGCGGTCGAGCGGCGTATCGCTCGCGAGCGCGAACACGAGATGCGCCCCGCGTGGGCTCTGCCCGCTGCGCGTGTGCGGAAGCTCGCCGTACTGCTCTTCGAGCTCCGCCATGCGCGCGGCGTCGTCGTCGTCGATGCTGACGAGGTACAGCCCGCTGGACTGCACACCGAGGGCGATGCCGAGGTTAGGGTCGAACCGCAGACGCGCGAACTGGTCGCGGAGCGCCTGTTCGTCATCGGTGGCGCTCTTGGTCCACTCGCGCAAGATGGGATGCTTCCCACGCGTGCGCTCGGGGCAGCCGTCGCCGCGCCCGCACGTGCATGCGCCGGACGCGTCGACGCCGTGAATGAGCACGACGCGCATCCCCGCGCGCGCGATAGCACATGCAATCTCGACGGTGGGGGTGAAGGAAGGCGACGCGCTCATGGGTTGGTCCTCTGGAAAAGAGCGCTCATGCGGGCAACCCGAGCGCGCACTTGCACGCCGTGTTCGTCGCCGTCTGAGCGACCACCGCCCGCAGTTCCGCGATCCACCGCTCGACAGTCTCGGCGGGGTACTCCTTCGGCTTCGCGCGGAGCACGAGATGCGGGATGCGGCGCTCGATGCAGAACGCGCGCCACGTCTTTTGCTCGTCCGCGAGCGTGCCGCGTGCGGCCTTCGTTTCGAGCTCCACGACGCGCCCGCCGTCGACGTAGGCGTACAAATCCGCCTGGCCTTTGATGCCCGCGCGCATGTGGAAGTGGCGCCCATTCTTCTGCACGTCGGCGTTGATGATGTCGCGCCGGAACACACGCACGTTCGGCAGGTGAACCGCGCACTCCGCCATAAAGAAACGCATGAGTTCCAGTTCCGACATCGCAGCAGTCATGGCCTGTCCCACCTTCCGAAGATCGTCGCGTCAAAGATGAAAGGGATATCGTCGTCGGGGATCCAATCGACGGGGTCGGTCGTGTATCCCGCATCCTCAACCACCGGCTCCGCCGCTTGCCTCGCCAGCGCCTCAGCCTCTTGCGCCGCGAAGTGCGCTTTCTCCGCCTGGCGATGTTCCAGCTTGCGCTGCCACTCGGAGTCGCTCGCGAACTGCGCCTTGGTCTCTTGCGACCATGACCACGGCGGCCACCGTCCGAATTTCTCCTTAAACTTGAACCCCGCCATGCCGGGCTTGAGTCCGCGCGAGCGCGCGAGGTTCACCGCGGAGACGTAGAAGTTCCGCTCGATCAGATCGGTCGTGACGCGCTCGACAACGGCGGGCGCTTCGACGGGCAACTCGCGCTCTTTCACGGGCGGCGCGAACCCGCAGTGCGGACACGCCGACGCGGAGACGGCGTAGTACGCGAAGCACTGCGCACACGTGCGATAGAGCGACTTCGCGGCAACGCGCTTCGCCGGGCCGTGGATGCTCCACACGCGATCTTCGTGCGGCATGCCGTGCCGCCCCACGTTGCCCGCGTGGTCGATGATGACCGGCTGCACGGGGCCAGGCCTCAGCGCGCGCCCCGCGGTCTGCATGTGCAGCACCAGCGAGAGCGTCGGCCGCGCGATGACGGCGCATCGTACGCCCGGCGAGTCGAATCCCTCGGTGAGTACCGCGCAGTTGGATACCACGGTCGTCTCACCGCTCGCGAGCCGCTCCAGAATCGCCGCGCGCTCGTCTCCCGGCGTCTCTCCGTCCAGGTGCTCCGCGGTGACCCCGGCCTCGAGGAACCGCCGCACGATGTCGCGCGAGTGCCGGATGCCCGACGCGAACACGATGGTCGAGCGCCCGCCCGCGTGCGCCTGCCACGTGGGAACGATCTCCCCCGCGAGCCCAGACATCATCTCCTCGACTTGCTCGGCGTCCCAGTCGCCCGCGACGCGACGGAGCGATGACGTGTCAAGTTCGATGCGCGGCGCGTACACGATGGGCTCCGCCACGAAGCCGCCCGCAATGAGCTCGGAGTACGTCGCGCCGACCACGAGCTCCTGGTAGCGATCTCCCAGCGGCCGCCCGTCGCCACGACACGGCGTAGCGGTCAGGCCGATGACGACCGCATCCGGGTACGCGTCCCAGATGTGCGCGGCGTACGTGTCCGCGAGCGAGCGGTGCGCCTCGTCAAGAATGACGACCTGCGCATCCGGGCGCTTGCGTCGTGCGAGTGTCTGAATGCTCGCGACCTGAACGGGTGCGGATTCGTCGACGCGGTCATCGTCGCCGCGCATCACGCCGACGTGGGTGATGCCGCACCGCGCCAGCGCGCGCACGGTCTGGTCCACGAGCTCGCGCAGGTGAACCACGAACAGAACGCGGTGCCCGTACGACAGCGCGGAGCGCATGATGTCGGCCGCGGTCAACGTCTTGCCTCCGCCCGTGGGCACGGTCAGCAGGAGCCGCGTACGCCCCGCGTTCGCGTGCGCGCGAAGCGCGGCGATGGCGTTGACCTGGTAGGGCCGCAGCGTCGCGAGCGCGGGGCGATCGAACATGGAGAGAGTGGCGCTCACCGGTACGCATCCCCCGGCTCGTGCGAGCCCTCCGTGTCTATGGGCCGGCTGGCCTCTACCTCCGCGCGACACTCCGCCAGGAGGCTGTCCAAGGCTTCCTGCGATGCTCCGCGGTAGGAGGGACGCAAGGACAGCGCCCAGTAGCGGGGCGGGATAGTCATTTCGCCGTCAGCACTCCAGACTCCTTGATGCCGGGACGACGGTTCGACCCACGGCCCTCCGCTTCGCCTTCGAGAAACTCAGGCTCAAAGAGCGAATCCTGAGGCGACGACTCAACGCCTCCTTCGGTCTCCGCCGCGCGGAGGTTCGCGATAGCCTGTCGGTAATAGCTCGTCTTCAGCTCCGCGCCGATGCCACGACGCCCCGCACGCACCGCCGAGTAGACCTCGGACCCCACGCCCATGAACGGCGTGAACACCGTTTCGCCGGGGTTCGACCAGAGTGCCACCACACGGTCTATGACGTCGAGTTGCAGCGGGTGAACGTGCTTCTCGTCGTCCGCCTCTTTGCAGTCCTGGAACGGCAGGACGCGGTTGAGCCTCACGTCATCCCAGAACGCGCTCGCGTACTGACGCCAAATCCACTGGCTGTAGCGGTTCTCCGTCTGCTTCCCGGTGTGCCCGCGGAAGCGGACGATGTCCTTCGGCACGGGGCGCGCTCCCGCGTAGTCGAGTAGCCCCGTAGGGTGCTCGATCGGCACGGGGTTGTCCCCGTGGCGACGGAAGACGAGGAGGTAATCCGCGTTCGCCGCGGAGCAACGCGAGGCGTCCTCCGCGACCGTCTGGTGAGCGAGACCCTTCGCGAGCGTGCGCATGCGCACGGCGTAGGGCTCCTTCCACACGCAGTACCGTGCCACGTAGTCGAACCCGTGGACCTTGTGGAGTCGGACGATGTCGCCGGGGAAGTCGATGAGACCATCGCGCCCCGTGTTGCCCGTGGGCACGTCCATGCAGTGAACGGCGGTCATGCGCCCGCGCATCGTGACGCGCGCCAGTTCCTCGACGAGATACCCGTACTGAGCGAAGAACTCGTCGTAGCTCGCGCAGTTTGAGAAGTCGCGCTCGGACGAGCTGTAGTTGTAGAGCCCCGCGAACGGAGGCGAGTACACGCTCAGGTGAATCTTCTCCGAGGGCAAAGCGCGGACGACCTCCATGCAGTCTCCGTTGTAAGCGGCCCACTTGTCGGTCACGGTCTGGTCAGTTACAGCCACGGCGGCACCTCTTCTGTCTTCGTGTATTCACGCGCTCCCGAAATGCCGAGAGCGTCTCTCATGTGTCCGTTGATCGACTCGTACATCTTCTCCGCCGCCTCCTGCTTTCGACGCAGGTTCGCGAGCACTCGCGCCTCGCCCTCGGAGATGACGTGGTCGACCGTCACGGGTCGCGTCTGACCGAAACGCCAGAAGCGGCGAACGGTCTGATAGTGCTGCTCGAACGAGTGCGAGGCGAACGTCGTCATGTGCGCGCAGTGTTGCCAGTTCAGTCCCCACGCTCCGATGATGGGCTTGGTCACGAGGACGCGAATCTTGCCCGCGGCGAAGTCTGCGAACTTGGACTCCTTGTCCTCGTCGGAGTCCGTACCGCTCACCTGCACGGCGCCCGGAACGAGCGATGTGATCAGGTTCCCCTCGTCGTTGAGGTGGCACCACATCACGGCAGGCTGACCGGTATCGACCACGAGCTTCGCCGCGGTCTCGCAGCGCTCCCTCAGGGTGCGCCTCCGTTCTTCGCGCTCTTCGCGCAGTCCCACGGCGGGGACGGAGAACAGGAACCCGTCGCGTGGCTTCTCGGCCGACACGAGATGCTCGCGCTCGACGAGTTCGGGGAGAGTGAACCGCGCGTCGTCGAATCCGAGGTCAGACGGCTTTCGTATCGACCTCGCCCAGGAGCACGTCCACCTCCAGAACGGGTGCTCCGCATGACCACGGAAGCGCCACTCGGGGGCGTTACCGGAGTGACGGCCTAGACCGCAGTTCTTCTTGTCGTTGACGAAGAAACGCCCGATCATGTCCATGTGCCCGAGGTACCCAAGCGCCTCGGAGGACGTGCCAAGTTCGACGGTGTCGTTCGGCGCGGCGGTCGCCGTGCATAGGAGCCGGTACGGGAGCTTGCGCATGAACGCCGTAACCGCGCTGCGGGTCACGCCGTCGAAGCTCTTGAGGATGCTCGACTCGTCGCAAACGACGGCGGCGAAGTCCGCCGAGTCGAAGTGGTGCAGTCTCTCGTAGTTCGTCACGTATACGCGCGGAGCGAGCGCCGTGCCGTCTGGTCGCTTGCAGTCCACTCCGAACTTTTCGCCCTCGCGAATCGTCTGTCCGCACACGGCGAGCGGGGTCAGGAGTAGCACCGGGCGGTTCTCTCGACGCACCACGGCGTCAGCCCACGCGAGCTGCATCGGGGTCTTGCCAAGCCCGCAGTCCGCGAAGATAGCCGCGCGGCCCTTGCGTAGCGCCCATTCTACAAGCGCCGACTGAAAGTCGTAGAGATAGGACGGTAGTGACTCGGGGGCGAACCCGTGATTACCCACGGACTGCGCCTTGTCGGCTATGAAGTCGTGGTAGGTCAGCGTCTTCGCTGGCGACGTAGGCGGTGCCACGTCCGTAGCTTTACGAATTGACATCGTTGATACCCTTCGCTTCATCGACGCCCACGACCTCGTGAGCAAACAGCAACACCGCGCCGACATCGCCATCGAGTTGCACGAGCGGACGCGGCCCGCGCATCTCGACAAGGCACCCTCTCATTCCGTTGAACGACGACCACGGCGCGACCACGCACACGCGATCTCCCGGGTAGAGCGCGGTCACCGCCGCACCAACCCAGGCCCGAGCTTGCCGCGCTCACTCACGGGAACGATCCTCTGCCACGCGCGATCCACCGCGGCCTTGAACGGCCCGTCCACCACGTCGGCGAAGTCGCTGTCAGACGGCGGAACCTCCGCGAGCGTCCACACCGCGTCGCGCATGTGCTTGAGTCGGTGCTTCAATGTCGCCAGCGCCCCTTCCTCGATCTGCCTCACGCGCTCGCGACTCAGCCCAAAGACCGTCGCGACCTCTGCCAGCGTCGCGCCGCCTCGGTCGGCCACGTCGAGCGCGCAGGTGGCGATCATCGTCTCCACGTCGATGTCCCCCGCGCACGCGATGAGGTGGTGTCGGCACTCCTTCCACTGGCACGGCCTGGCGCCGCCGACGCAGTCGCCGCGGGTTGCAGGCCTCGGCTCGGTCACGAGGCGTAGCGTGCGCGAGTGCATCATCGCGCCCACGTCTTTCGCGAGTAGAACGCCTTGAGTCGGTCACACCGAACCGCAAACGAAGCGGGCGCGCGGAGTATCAGAAGCCAAGCCAGGATGCTCATCGCCGCTCTGCCGCCTGCTCTTGAATGAGCGTCTCGAGCGCGTCGGCTTCGTCCCACGCCTTGACCGTCGCGCGCTGGAGCGTCTGGTCGGCGTGCCACTGCGCCACGGGCGACTGGTGCAGCTTCGCCTTGTCGATGGCGCGGAGCCTGGCGGTCTCCGCATCACGCCACGCGATGACCGCGAGCTCAGTGATGATGTCGAGCATCGGCGCGCGGGTGACGGCGCGGGGCGCCTTCACGACGCAGCCCGCCCCGGCTCGCGCGACCACGGCCCGTCGTCGGCGTTGTGCATGGCGACGAAGCGCGCCTCGATGACCTCCGCGAGCGCCGCCATGTCGCGCGCGATGATCTCGCGCTGAATCTCGATGCGCGTATCGCGCAGGACCCAACGCGGCAGACGGTCGAGTCGCAGGTCCCAGCGGCGGAGCGCTGCGGTCGGCGCGTGCACGACGAGACGCCTCACGGCTGCACCCTTGCGCAGCGCGACGCCGCCACGGGCGACCCGTCACGCAGCGGGATGTCGCACTCCGGGGCAACAGAAAGCGAGGCCGCGTGTGCCTCGCAGAGCTGCCGCACGCCGCGCGATGTCACGACACTCAGCGTCGCAGCGGGCACGCGGGGAATCGACTTACTGCGGGCGGACGGCACATCGTAGGCGCACTCGGAACAGCCAACGAAGAGTCGTTCAGGTGAAGACGAACGCGACATCCAATTACCTCAAGTGACGTTTGATCAGTGGTTTAGGGCGCACAAAACCCTGAGTGCAATTGCGTGCGATATGCACGCGAGTCACACTCAGGGCGATGGGGTTAGGTGGCGCGCGACGATGGGGCGACGAGCCGGAGTTGAATCGGCGCGCGGCGGAAGTGCGACCGCATCTCGCGTTCGTAGTCTGCCCACCTCGTTGCTCGGCGCGCGACGAACATGGTCACGACCATGTCTTCACGCCGAATGAGGCGCATTCGCTCATCCTGCATCCACTGGCCGTGAAGGCTCCCCTCGCGCGGATGAGGGTTGCGAAGCTTCAGCGCCTCGTAGATCTGGTCACCAAGGATGATGCGCCACGTCTTGCCGTACGCGTGGGCGAGAGACTGCGGCTCCGCACCTTGCCCAGGTGTCCACCCGACCACCTTGCGCAACCGAGCAAATTCCAGCTTCAGTTCGGTGCTCCAGTTGCTCTCGTAGTCCCTGGAGTCGAGCGCCTTGATGCGGAGTGCGAGTCGCACGGCCTCGTCATCACGCGGGACGAGCTGCCCCGCCATGAACGCGCGATAGACCTCGTTCACGCGAGCGTGGAAGTCGTGCGAGATCCACTTCGCGTACGCGAGCGCGAGTTGCCAGTGCGTCCACGTCTCTCCGCCCGGCGACGCGCCACCGATCCGCCGTGTTTTCACGATGCCGGTTTTGGCGGCATCGAGAGAATCACTCAGGAACTCCGCGAACGCCTTGCCTGGGCCGGAGAGGAAATCGTTCGGGCGCTTCTCTTTCGGCGCGCCACTCGCGCGCCACATGTCCGTGATGCACCACATGTCGCCGTCGCGTCGAACGGCATGGCTTCCGATCGTGAGTTCGTTCGCCATCGCTCAGCCGACCTTCGCGTCGACGGCGGCGGGGTGCTCGCCCGAGTCGTCGGTGGCGAGTTCAGGCGAGGAATCGGCTTCGGGATGCGTAACCCACGTGTCAGCGGGGAGAGCCACCGCGCTGCCCTGGATGCGGAACGCCAGGTCAAGCGACGGCGACCGCTCCCCCGAGATGAGTCGAGAGACGACGGCGGCCGAAGTCTTCACCTCGCGCGCGAGGTCACGCTGTGACCACCCAAGTTCGTCGAGCCGCACCTTCAGACGTTCGCCCGCGGTCTGCATGGCGTAGTTATTCCCGTTCGGGAATGAGTTGTCAAGCGGGAACGACTTGTCCGCACATTCGCGCGCTTTCTTGGGTGGCAGCATGATCGTCATGCGCCTCCCCACCTTCGCGGAGAACATCGGCTCGTACATGAAGGCCATCGGCCTGAATCAAGCCGAGCTCGCGCGCCGCATCGGGGTCGGGTCTCCCACGCTCACGCGCTACGTGAAGGGCGAGCGGCTTCCTCCTGGGCCGTTGCTCGTCGCGCTGAGCGAGGTACTCGGAGTGGCACCCAAGGCGCTCTTGGGGAGCAACGCCATCGAACTGCCGGAGGTCGGCGACCCTCCGCGCGTCGGTCGGCCCCCGAAAGCCACGAAAGATGAGCTTGCGGCGTCGATGCTCGCGGAGTTGAGGTCGCCCGCTCCACCGGGCCGCCCGGCTCAGGTCGAGGTCACGCCCACGCCCTCTCGTCGTACCAAGCGCGAACTCGAGTAGCCGCGCGCACGTCGGTATCGCGGCAGCGGCCACGCCAGCGCACATCGTCATCGACGGCTTCCACGAGGCACTCCAGGAGCGCGGTGCGCAGCTCGGCGCTCGCATCGCGTGTCGTTGCGACCGCGAACATGCAGTAGCGGAGCCTGGACCGATCCACGCCGTTTTGTCGCATGGGCCGATCCTACCGGCCCACCCGCGCCCAACCGAGCGTGTGGAGAACTACGATTTCTGACCGGGAACACATTCCCGGTTGACAACCAGTTCCCGAACGGCAATAGTTCCTCTCACGGACGGCGCACAACGCGCCCCGCACCTGGAGTGGTTCCCCATGGTCAAGTACATCCGCAAGTCTGACGGTTTTGTCTTCGTGATCCTGAAGGGTCGCGCGTCTCACGGGGCGTCGATGCGCTGCGTCGATGCGGCTCGCATCTTCGGGTGGTTCTCGGCGGCGACGATCGCCCGCGACTTCGTGGCGGTGCTCCCGTGAGCGCGCCGCGTACGTTCGTGGTCTCCACCGGTATGACCCGCGAGGACGGCAGCGTCATCGTGCAGCGCGCCGACAGCCTCACCGACGCGCGCCGCTCGGTGCGCGCCCTCCGCAAGCTCGGCCTCGACGCGAAGGTGGTGGCGTCGTGAGCCTCACCCGCAACGCGACGCATTCGGTCGCCCTCAGCGTGCATCACGCGTGGGGCCTCGCGACCACCTACTACCGCACGAGCGTCGCGGCCTACGCGGTCGCCGACGAACTCATGGCCGCCGGATGGGTCGCCAGCATCGCGGTGCTCCCGTGAGCCTCCCGGAGCGGAGCGCGACGCCGCGTGACGACCGTACGGGATGGGAGCCGCAGCGCCCCGCCGTGCTCTGCCCGTGCGGGCGCGTGGTGGTGACGCTGGACGCCTGCGCGTGGTGCCTGCATGCCGCGCACGCCGCGGAGAAGGCGGTGCGCCCGTGAGCCGCGTGCTCATGTCCGTCGCCGGTGGCGTCGATGGGCTCTACGCCTCGTGTGTGGTATGGGCGCTGGACGAGCGGTGCCTGGACACGGCCGCGGAGGCCGTCGTCCTGCTCCACGACGGGTCCACGGTCTCGATCCGGCTCGACGACGCCACGCGGTGGTCCGTCGTCGTTACCCCGGAACTGCGCGAGGTGGCTAGGGTCCTCCTCATCGAGACGCGTGATGCGTTCCTCGCCGCCTACGAGGCTCGTAAGGCCGTCCAGGTGGCGGCATGAGGCGCGCGTGGGTCGAGGTGACGCTGCCCATCGCGTACGACCACGACGGCGACCAGCGCGAGGAATTGACCGCGAACGCCGTGTTCGAGCCGTGCCCGAAATACGGGGTCAACATGCCGCTATGCCCTCAGATCTGGGACGGAGGAACGCTCTGGACCAACTGGAACCTGTTCGAGCTGACCGAGGCCCAGGAAGAAGAGATCATGGTGGCGCTCTACGCCGCCGGACGCGCGGCGCTCAGTGTCGAGGCCGCGTCGTGAGCCGCCGCATCCCGTCCACGTGGACGCCCGCGAAGACGGTGGGAGACATCGCCCGCCGTCGCGAGCGGTCGAACCGGGAGATCGTGCGGAGCGCCATGGCTGACCTGCGCGAGTCGCTCCGCATCGCGCACTCGTCGCCCGAGGACTCGGAGCGGCTCGTGAGGCTCGCGCTCCAGTGCCTCGACATCGTCGGAGAGGAAGGTGTGCCGTGAATACCGACGCCATCGACGACGTGCTTGCGCGCCTCACGGAGCTTCGCGACCGCTACGAGGCGGAGATTGACCGCCTGCGCGACGACGTGCGCAGGCTGGAGCGCGAGAACGAGGCGCTCTGGCGCGCGTGCAATGAGCGTCGGGACGGTGGCGCGTGACACTCCTCTCTCTCGTGACGGCGCTGGAGGACTCCTCCGTGATCGTCGAGATGGCGCACGACGCGGGCATCCCGGTGGACGCCGCGCGGCGACTCTGCGCGGCGCTGGCTGAGATGCCGGTGACGCAGGCTATCCGCGTGTGCGCTACGGCTCGGGACATCGAGGTCAACAAGGCTCGGAGGGCGAAGTCGTGAGCGCGGCAGTCAGCATCGAGGCAAAGACCGGCGACACTCCGGCCACCGCCAAGCATCACCTCCGCGTCATCACGACGAGCGAGCTCCGCGAGGCGCGCGCGTGCATGAGGCGGCACCGCTACCGCTACGTGATGCGGCGTCGCCCGCGCGAGGTCGCGGAGCCGTTGACGTTCGGCACGCTCACCCACGACGGGCACGAGGCGTGGAGGCGCGCCACGGGCGATGCGTCGGATCGCTACGCGGCGGCCGTCGATGCGGTGCGCGCGAAGGCGGCGAAGAACGACGCCGTGTCCGAGCACATGCTCGTCACGGTGGAGGAGCTTCTCCTTGGCTACGCGGCGCGGTGGGCGGACGACGGCCTGACGTGCGTGGCCGCTGAGGAGCGGTTCGAGATGCCGCTCGTGAACCCGGACACGGGCCACGCGAGCCGCACGTTTCTCATCGGTGGCAAGTTCGACACGATCGTGAAGTCGGCCACGGGTCGCTTGCACGTCGAGGAGCTGAAGACGACGTCGAGCGACATCGAGGCGGGGTCTCTCTACTGGGAGAAGATCCGCGCGCTCGACACGCAGGTCAGCATCTACATCAACGGAGCCCACGCGGCGGGGTATCCCGTCGACGATTGCATCTACACAGTCATCCGAAAGCCTGGGATGAAGCCGCTGAAGGCGACGCCCGAAGAGTCGAGGAAGTGGACGAAGCCGACGAAGGCAGACCCCACGCCGCGACTCTACGCGAACCAGCGTGAGCACGACGAGTCACCCGAAGAGTGGCGCGAGCGCCTCCGCGCCGACATTGGAGAGAACCCGGGCCGCTACTACCAGCGCGCGACGATCGTTCGTCTCGAGCATGACGAGCGTGAGCACGCGTTCGATATGTGGTCGTCGTCGAAGATGCTCCACGAGGCCGAGCGCAGCGGCTACGCCCCGCGCAACCCTGACGCGTGCAGTCAGTTCGGCGGATGTGCGTATCTCGCGGTCTGCACGGGCTCCGCGAGCATCGACGATGACGCCGTGTTCAGGACGGCGGACGCGGCACACGAGGAATTGGCGACAGTGGAGTGACAGCGACGACGTCGCTGAGACGGTGGAGTGAGTGACAGGAACCCGGGTTGCCGTAATCGCGCCCGAGAAAGTGAGTGGACGATGGCTACAACGATGAATGTGAAGGCGACGCGGCGCGAGGCTCCCGTGCGGGTGCTCGTGCATGGTCCGGGCGGGTGCGGCAAGAGCACCTTCGGAGCGGCGGCGCCGTCTCCGGTGTTCCTGGCGGCGGAGGACGGGCTCTTGAACATCGACGCGCACGCGTTCCCCGAGCCGCGGACGTGGGCGGAGTTGCTCGACCAGGTCGACCAGCTCGCTCGCGAGCCGCACGCGTACAAGACGCTCGTTCTCGACAGCCTCGACTGGGTAGAGCCACTTTGCTGGGCGGCCGTTTGCGAGAGGGGCGACGCGAAGGGTAAGCGCATGGCGAACATCGAGGCCTTCGGGTACGGCAAGGGGTATGTGGCGGCGCTCGACGAGTGGCGCGTGCTGCTCAACAAGCTGTCCGCGGTGCGCGCGCGCGGGATGGGCATCGTCCTCATCGCGCACTCGATTCGCAAGAGCGTTCGGAACCCGGAGGGGGACGACTACGAGCAGTGGCAGGTCAAGATCCACGAGAAGGCCGCGGGGCTCCTGATCGAGTGGTGCGACGTGGTCGGCTACGCGTCTCACGAGGTCGCCACGTTCGACACGGACAACGGGCGGACCAAGGGCATCGCGACGGGTAAGCGCGTGCTCAAGACGGCGCCGAGCGCGGGCTACAACGGCAAGACGCGGTACGCGTTGCCTGCGAGCATGCCGCTCGACTGGCCGACGTTCGAGCGCGCGGTGCGTGACGGCGGAGCGGGGGCGCTCGATCGTCTCCGCGGTGAGCTCGACGCGAAACTGGGCGAGCTCGCGGACCAGTCGGTTGCGGTGTCCGCGCGGGCGTTCATCGCATCGCGCGGAGAGTCGGTGGCGTCACTCAGCGAGGCGATTGCCTCGGCAGACATATACATCTATCAGCAGAAGAAGGCGGGTTGATCATGGCGATTCAGGCGGGTACGTATCAGGCGCGCGCGGTGAAGGCGTTGCTCGCGCAGGTGGGCGCGAACAGGACCCCGGCGATGCAGGTGGTCTTTCAGATCTTGGGCGACGTCGACGGGTCGGGGGAGGAGATCCGCTGGGACGGCTGGCTGACGGACAAGACGCAGGACCGGACGATCGAAGCGCTCGGGCACTGCGGGTGGACGGGCGACGACATCTCCGTCTTCGCGGTCGCGGACGGCCCGATGCACGGGATGGATCTGAACGTCGTCGAGATCGTGATCGCGCTCGAGCCGTACGACGGCCCGAACGAGGCTCACAAGGGCAAGAGCTTCCCCCGCGTGCAGTGGGTCAACAGGCTCGGCGGTCGCGGGCTGAACGTGGAGAACGTGATGCCCAAGGCGGAGGCCCTGTCGTTCGCGGAGAAGATGAAGGGCATCGTGCTCAAGAGCCGCGCGAAGAACCCGCCCGCGGCTGCGGCGCCCGCCGTGGCGAACGGTAAGCCCGCGTTCTGACTTCGGTGCGCCGCCCTTCTGACTTCAGCGCGCGCTTGAACCCCGCGCACTGACCGCGTTGGCTCGCCGCGATGAAACGCGAGCTGCTTACCCCCGTCCTAGACGAAGACCCGAGGCGTATTCCGAACGGCGCTGAAGGTTGGGGCAGGTGCGAATCCTGCGGCGGGGACTAGAGGAAGGTCACGTGAGGTCAATGCAGATGTGCCTAGATTACCGTCCCCGCGTGGCTATCCCCGACCGTGGATGGCAAGCGCTGCGCTCCCCGTGGATGTGGGAGGACCTCGCGCGCGCGACGTGCGACTCGCTCGCTCAGAACGCGTGGCGGCTGGCTGGGTGCCCGTCATGACCACACGCTGCCCCACGACCTCCGGCCCGCACCGCTGCGAGCGCGACGCCGGGCACGATCCACCGTGCGAGTGCGAGGCCCCGCCTTACGCCACGCGACATCCGACGACTCGCACGACCGAGGAGCGGATCGCGATTCTCGAGGCTCAGGTGGCGTCGTTGCAGATGGCGATGCCGCGGGGGATACCGACGTGAAAAATGAGGCAACACTATGACGAGGTTCGACCGCATCGCAGCTCTGCTATTGAAGGCTCTCGCATGTCCAGACCCCGAAGAGCCATCGGCTACGCCCGCGTCTCGTCCGTCGAGCAAGCCCACGGCACGAGCCTCCAAGACCAGCAAAACACGATCTCGACGTACGCGAAAAGCCGCGGCCTGACGGTCGATCGCTTCTTCGTCGAGGCCGAGTCTGGCATCCGCGAGAAGCAAGAGCGGCGCACCCAGATGCTCGCGCTACATCGCGACGTACGCGAAGGTGACATCGTGCTCTGCGCGAAGCTCGACAGGTGGAGCCGCGACACGGAGCAGACGCTGAAGAGCGTTCGCGAGATTCTGGAGAAGGGCGCGAGCTTCTACGCGATCGACGACTCGTGCGACCCGTCGACACGCGACGGGAAGATGATGCTGACGATGCGCGCGATGATGGCGGACGAGGAGCACGCCCGAATACGGGACCGCCTGGTCGGTACGCGGCAACTGCTCCGCGACCGAGGGTTCTACGTCGAAGGATTGCCGCCCATCGGCTACGTGCGCCCTCTCGCGCGAGGCCAGGATCGCAACGTCCTCTCCGTCGATCCCAATGGGGCGGAGCGCGTGCGCCAGGTGTTCCGCCTGGCGATCCGCGGCAAGTCGATGAGCGATATCGCGACGGAGCTCGGCATGCGGAAGGACAGCGTCAACGGCATCCTCCGCACGCGGCTCTACACGGGCGCCATCGAGAACAGCCGGGGCGAGTGGGTCAAGGGGCATCACGAGCCTCTGATCGACGCGGCGACGTTCGACAAGGCGCGCGACGCGGTGGCCTCGCGCCGCCTCATGGGCAAGGCGCGGTCGGCTGTGTCGGAGACGTCGACATGGCTCCTTCGCGACATCGCTCGATGTGGACTCTGCGGGGCGAAGATGTCGGCGGCATACGCGGGTCCGGTCGGCTCAGGTCGTCGGCACTACTACCGATGCGCGGCGCACTGCACGACGAACTACATACGGGTGGGCACCGTCGAGTCGGAGGCCGGCCCGCTCATTGTCGCTCGGCTCGCGGAGCTGCGTGAGGACATCGCGCGCGGACCCGAGCCGGTGTCCGCGCCGGTGGTCGATTACGCCGCGAAGCGCGCGAAGCTAGCGGCGAAGCGCGAACGCGTGCTGGAGTCGTTCGACGATGGGGACATGACTCGCGATGAGAAGCGCGTGAAGGTCGCGAAGATCGACGAAGCGCAACGCCGCCTTGACGCAGCGGAGGTGGCCGACGCGAAGCCGAGTGCGCTCGCGAGCGAGGAGGTCCGCCGCGACGTGCTTCGGTCGCTCGACGTGCTAGCGAAGTCGTGGAAGCGTGCGGCGCCCGATGTCCGACGAGCCGTTGTGCAAGACCTCGCGACCGCTGCCCACGTCGCCCCCGGCGCGCCGCTGCGCTTCACGTGGCGCACCGCCGAAGCCCTCGCTGAAGATGTGCGACCGTAACAGTCGCGTTGATTGACATAAGTTCGGAAATACGCCAAGGTTACACCATGAAATCCCCTGCGAAGTGCCAGATTCCGGAGTCCCGCGCCGAGCGTGCGGCGGGCATTCTCCGTACCGGCGAGATGAATGGGCGACGGTTCGCGGAGCGCATCGACGTCGCGCACGGCACGGTGAAGCGCTGGCTCCACGAAGGGATGCCCGCGCGGCGTACCGACTGTGGCGGCCGCGGAGGCGTGTGGATCACGCCTGCCGATGGCCTCGCGTGGGTCGAGGCACGCTACCCGAAGAGCATCGCACGGGGGCGCTGCGGCGTTGTCTACGTGGCCGTCCGGGCGACGGACGGTGCGGTCAAGATTGGCTGGACGTCGGACGTGATGCGCCGCGTCCAGGAGCTTCGCAAGCTCGCGTGCTCGGCCGTCGAGTTGGCGGCGTGCTTCCCCGGTGACAAGCCCGACGAGCTCCGGCTTCACGCCAGGTTCTCGGAGGACCGGCTCGACGGCGAGTGGTTCCGCCCGTCTGACGCGCTCCTCGCGTTCGTCAACGGACTTCGGGCGGTGGCAGCATGACCCCCGAACTCGACGCCCTCATCCTAGCGGCGCGCCGGTACGCGTCGGAGCGCGACACGTCCGCGTACCTAGCTCTGATCGACGCGGTCGCCGCCTACGAGCGGGCGCGCAAGCTACGGCCGCTGCGGGTGCGGAGGTGAGCGAGCGGCTCATGCTCCACCCGGTGACCATCGGCGACGCGAAGGCGTTCGTAGCGGCGCACCATCGGCATCACAAGCCGCCACAGTCGGGACTCTTCGCAGTCGGCTGCTCGCTCGGCGGTGTCGTAGTCGGTGTGGCCGTCGTCGGTCGCCCTGTCGCGCGCGGGCTTCAGGACGGGTGGACCGCCGAAGTCACGCGCGTGGCGACGACGGGCGAGCGCAACGCATGCTCGATGCTCTACGGCGCCGCGTGGCGCGCAGCTCGCGCGCTCGGGTATCGCAAGCTCGTAACGTACACCCTGCCGGAAGAGGGGGGGGGCAGCCTTCGCGCGAGCGGGTGGAGGTGCATCGGAGAGGCCGGCGGCGGGTCGTGGACGCGCCCTACGCGGCCCCGTGTCGACCACGCGCCCACTCAGGTCAAGCTTCGATGGGAGATGACCCCATGACCGCCCCCGCCGACGAAGCCCGCGCGCGGGCGTGGCTGGAGGCTAACGTCCACCGTCCGCAGTTCATCGACCTCGCCTCCCTCCTGCGCGAGGTGCGCGCGGAGGCGCTCGCGGAGGCGGTGCGCATCTGCCGGGAGGTGGATGCGGAGAGCGACGGCGTGTGGAGCAGCGCTAGTGAGTGCAGGGTGCGCATTGAGGATTTCGCATCGACAACGACGAAGGAGAAATGAGAATGGCGACGAAGAAGAAGACCGCGAAGAAGACCACCACCAGCAAGGCCCGTCCGGTGGTCGTGACGACCGCGCATCGCGGTGTGTTTTTCGGCTACGCGACGGACATCGACGGGGAGACGATCGCGCTACGCGACGCGCGCCTCTGCGTCTACTGGAGCGCCGACGTCAAGGGCTTCATGGGGCTCGCGTCGAACGGGCCGAGCGCGTCGTGCCGCATCGGCCTCGCGGCGGACATCGTGCTGCGCAACATCACGGCGGTCCTCGCGGTGACGCCTGCGGCCGAGGCCGCGTGGAAGGCCGCGCCGTGGAAGTCCTGAGGGGCAAGGCCCCGACGGATCTGGGCTCCGGCGACGGCTCCGGCTACGGCGACGGCTCCGGCTACGGCTACGGCTACGGCGACGGCTCCGGCTCCGGCTACGGCTACGGCGACGGCTCCGGCGACGGCTCCGGCTACGGCGACGGCGACGGCTACGGCTACGGCTCCGGCTACGGCTACGGCGACCGCGCAGACATCGTGGCGACCTGACACGCACCCCTCGGCGATGACGCGTTACCAGGCTCGCGACCTGGCGAGGGGACGGAGAACTGAGACATGACGACACGACGCAAGCAGCCCGGCCCGGATGCGGGACTCACCCGCGCCGACGTGGTGGACGCCCTCGGGGGCACCGTCGCGACGTGGCACACCCGCGCCCTCGCTGCGGAGGCTCGCGTCGAGGCGATGCGCGCCGTGGTGGAGGCGGCGAGGGTGCTGGTACTGCACCTGGGCTACCTGCCCTATGCGACGCACGCCGCATTTGTTGACGAGGAAATGGGCGAGGTAGTCGAGCGTGTCGTCGAAGCGGAGAACGCCACCGGCAACGCCCTCGCGGCCCTCGATGCGGGAGGTGGGACGTGAGCGGCTGCGTCGCGCACGCGGGCAGCCCCGCGTTCGGGTGTAGCGACTGCGACGCCGCATCGTCCCGCGCGGCACTGAGCCACGCGCTCGCCGCGCCCTACGAGGACTTCCGCGCCACCATCGCCACCCTCACCCGCGAGCGCGATGAGGCGCGGGCGGAGCGGGACGCCGAACGTGAGCGGTGTGCTCGTCACTGCGAGGTGCTCGCGCACTTCATGGAGACGGGCGCGGGTCCGCTCACCATGCCAGGTGCGAGGCTACGCCAGGCCGCCGACAACATCCGCGTGGGCAAGCCTGCGGTGCTATGGGCGCCCGAGTACGGCGTCGACCCCGAGTACACCATCCCGGACGCCAACGCCCTCCGCGCCGAGGTGACCGCGCTGCGGGCGGCGCTGCGGACGATGACGCAGCATCGTATCTCCGAGCTTCCTGACGGCGACGCGAGGCTATGCGGGGTCTGCACGCGCACATGGCCCATCGACGCCCCCGAATCCCACGCGCCGGGCTGCCTCGCGGCGGAGGTGACCGCGCTGCGGAGAGAGCTCGGGGTAAATCAGCGCGGGGAGGAGTACCGCACGAGAGAGCACACCCTGCTGCGCGCTGCCCGTCGATGCGTCGCCGCCGACGAGGACGGCAGATTCGACACCGATGCATGCACCGCGCTCGCCGTGGCCGTCGATGCGTATCGCTCTGCCCCTGGCTGCCTCGCGGCGGAGGTGGGGCGGTGAGCGCGGAGAGCTATCGTGACGGCGCGTTGGCTGTCGTCAACGAGCTTGGGATTGACGCCGTGGTGACCTGCCGGGGCGACATGGTGAAGTGCTACCTGCCCGATGAGGAGGGAGGCCGGTACAAGTCGTATCTGTCGCAGGACGACTGCGAGAGGCTGTCGAGCGCGTTCTCCGCGCTGGCTGGGCTGCTGATGGCCGCCGCCGCGGGCGACGCGGAGAAGGATGCGGGCGATGGGTGAGCGTGGCGGAGTGGAGGCTGGGGTAGCTCAGAACGTTCGGGAAAGGTCCGGTCAGTCGACGCCGGAAACCGCCTCGGCTGCCGTGCAAGCGGCGACAGAGCGCCGGCCTTGTAAGCCGGTGGTCCCTGGTTCAATTCCAGGCCCCAGCCTCGACTCCGCGACCCGCTGGCTCTGGTCCGCCGTCCACAACGCGGTCGCGCACCCGCTGCTCGTCGTGCTCCCTGCGCGCTACGGCACCGCGCTGCACGACTGGACCGCCGCGCGCGCGTGGCCGGAGGCGACGCGGTGAGGTGGGCCGGCGGTGGTCCCGAGCCGCCGTGCCGCTACGGAGCGCCGCCGTGCGTCGTCTGCGGGCAGTGCACATGCGTGGGCTGGTGGTGCCCGACGCACACGGAGTGCCGCGCCTACCTGCGAGGCGCCGCCGCGCTCGCGGGCCTCATCGCGATGGCGGAGGCGATTCGGGGGAAGGACAACTGCGAAGGCTGCGGGTCATACCGCGCCGAGTATCAGCGCTACTGCCCCGAGTGCGCCGAGTGGGGCCCGTGACGCCCCATCTCGTGCCGTCTCACGCCACGTCGTCGGGCTCGCCGTAGGAGAGCGGGTGGATGATCGGCCCGCTGCCCGTCTCCGACTCGGGGAGCGCGGGCACGGTGGGCGCGTCGGTGACCGCGAGGTCGTGCGTCCAGTCGATCAAGTCCGGGTCGAGGTGATAGCCCTGCACGCGCGAGGCGTTCCGCATCAGCACGCGGTTCGCCGCGTTGCGCGGCACGAGCCCCGCATTCCGCACGCGCGTCCCGTCGGGGCGCTGCGACCACTCGTTGATCGCGATGTGAACCGCCGCCGCGTCGAAGTCGCCAGCGTTGACCGCCGAGAACAGTGCGGGGAAATTCGCGTGAGGCCCACATGCCCACGCGAGCGAGTGCATGGCGAGTTGCGCGCACGCGGGTAGGTCCTCCCAGTCCGGGATGCGCCGCGAAAGGGCGACGTCGTTCGCCTCCAGCGTGCGAGCCACGACGAAGTCGACGCCCTCGTCAGTGAGCCGCAGCGCGGTGATGTGCTCGCACGCACGGTGGCCGAGGGTGCGCAGCGAGGGGTCGTTCTTCACCCGATGCCAGTCCCTCATCACGTCGGCCACCGTGGCAATCTGCCCAGTCGCGGCGACCACCCAAGGCAAGCCGAGCGCAGCTGATGGCGGGTCGATCAGGTTGCCGATGCCCGTGGTGACGAGGCCCAGAATGTCTGCGTACATCCACGGTACGACGCCCTCGGGCCCCGCCGAGAAGCCCACGAACGCCGCGCGAACGCTGGGCCTCACGGATCGACGGGCGCCGGGCCCACCTTGATGCTCTCCGCGATGTCGGCGGCGAGCTCGGCCCAGATGCGATCGCGGTCGAGCAACTCGCCTTTGAGGTCCTCCACCGGAATCGAGTCGACGGCGAGATTCATCAGCTCGCGCGCGACGGCGAGCGCGTCGGTGCGGTCGCCCGCGATGATGTCCGCGACGAGGCGCACGAGGCGCACGAGGTTCGCGGCGCTCACTGGTCACCGCCTTCGCTGCCGGCGTCGGTCGCGGCGTCGATCAGCCACGCGGCGCGCACGCGAGCGCGGCAGAGGTCGATCGTCTTGCGGTCGTTGTAGCGGTCCACGCAGGCCACATGCTGCGCCTCGTAGCCGGCGGCGGCCTCGACCTTGCGCATCTCGGGGAAGCACGCGGTGACGTCGACGATGATGAGGCCCGCGGCGACGTAGGCCGCGGCGACGAAGGTGATGGCGTGGGAACTGATGCTGTTCATGGGACGTGGACTCCGTGGCCGGCAAGCCATGTGATCGCCGCCGTCGCGAGCATCGCAACGAGGGTCTTTGCGAGGGGGTTCTTCACGACAGCGTCGAGCCTGCCGAGAATGGCGAGCTGCGTCTCGTTCGTCTTGGCGAGGCTGTCTACCTTCGCGGCGAGTTCCTCGCGTGCGGCACGCTCCTGCGCGAGTTGCGCCTCCTGCGCCGCGTCGGTGGTCGAGAGGCTACGGACGCCCGCGGAGGTGCGGTTCGCGCGCTGCTCCTGGTCGGATCGGAAGCTCTCGAGGATGGCGACGCGGTCCTTCACCACGCCGAGGTCGTTGGAGACCAGCGCCACGTCTGCACGGAGCTCCGCGATGCCGCTCTTGACGGACTGCGTGAGCTCGACGGCCCACGCAGGGACGGCGGGCAGTTCTTTGGTCGGCTTCTCGGATGGCTCAGCGCGCGGGTCGGTCGGGGTCATGGTCGGCTCCGTAGGTGCATCACGTGACGGCGAGTCCGTACGCGCGGGTGGTGTTGAGGTACGTGCGCAGGTTCGCGACGTCGGTGCCGCTGAGCAGTCCGCCGAAGACGATGATCTCCGCGATGCTGCCTACGCACGGCGACGCGAAGCCGGGCGCAGTGCCGACGTCCAGAAAGGTATTGGATTCCCAGTGAGGGGTTGCCGCGGTGCCCACGGGCGTTGTTAGGTTCTTGTCGTACATCTTCCAGTTAGCGCCGTCGTCCGTAAACATGCGGACGCCTGGGGCTGCCGTGTTCGTCACGGTGGATATCGCGTTCGTCCCAGACGTCTCAAGGATTAGCGAAGCCGTATTGGGATAGGACCCGAAGGCGTTGTACTGAGGAGTCCGGCACGCGAGCCATGCGGACGATGCTCCCGTGTGACCCACAACCACCACGCTGATCGGGGTCGCGATTGCCACGCTGAACGCGCCCGCGCACGCCATCGACTGCGAGCCGGAGAACGTCAGGGTGGGCTTGTTGCCATACGCGGCGTCTGACGCCGTGAATCCCGGACGAAGCGCGCCCGCGGCCGCCTGGTTGCGGTTCGCGTCGCCTGCGCCGCTCTGATCGTTCCACGCGGTAACGAGTCCACCCGACTGCGTTAGGCCGAGATCGGGGCGGTACCAGGCGAGGAGAGGGACGCTCGCGGAGGACGGCGCCCAGACGCCGCCCGACGACTTGATGAAGGAGAACGGCTTCATCAGGCCATCGCCTGCACGACCGAACCGTAGATGCTCGTGCCGTCGTGGACGAAGGTGTAGATGTCGGTCCCCGATGCCGTCTGCACGGGGGCTGCGCCGCCGGCCCACTTGACCGTGGGCCACGCGACGGTCGACACCGCGCCGGTCAGGCGCACGATGATGCACATCCCCGAGGCTGCGTTGGAAAACGTGAACGTGTTGACGCCCGCCGCGAGCGTCTTGGTATAGACGCCGCTCATCGACCAGTCGATGTTGAGCGCGGCGATGGCGGACGCCGGGGTCGTGGCGATCTTTGTGCCCGCGATGGCGGCCGTAGCCGAGACGTCGGCGTCCACGATCGGCATCATCGCCGCGCGAAGCTGCGCCACGGTGGCCTTTTGCGTGGCAGGTACACCAGACGCCGCGTCTACCACGGGGACGACGTCCGTAGTTACGACGGTCGCGCGCGCGGGGAGTGCGGTGATCTTGACGTCGGCCATTATTCAGTCCTCATTTGGTCGGCAGCTTCCGTGTCGAGTACGAGGCCTGTCTCAGTGAGTATGTGGAACGTAACGCCCACCGACGACGGGGCCTCGACCTTCGTAATGACCACGCGTGACGCGCGGATCGGGATGATGACGACGCGGATCATCGCGTCGCCGTCGCCTCGATGGTGAACGTCCCTCGAGCGAGGATCGCCGTCGTACCGCTCGCCCAGTCGACCAGCAAATCGTAGTAGAACGTCCCCGCGGCCGCGGCGAGGAGCTGCGCCTTCGTGATGGTGACGACCAGCCCATTGTTGTAGGCGGGCAGCGCGGGGCCTGGCGTCGTCGTAGCCGCTGTCCACTCGAGCCCGGTGCCGATGGCGAGCGATAGAATCGCCACCGCGGTCGAGTCACTCGTCGGTTTGACCATCATGCGCGCAGTTGCACCCGTGAAGTCGACGGGAACGAGATCACTCACGTCCTTCGACCCGCTCGATGGCGGGTTGAAGAACAGGAACGTCTCGGAGAAATCAGCGCCTTGGAGCGCGTCGAGCCTCTGGTTTGACGCGGGGCCGCTCATCGCTACGCCGAGTCGCTGCTCGACTGGTAGACGCGCATCGTGCCCGCGCCCGATGCGACGAAGCCGAAGAAGAGGTCGAGACCATCCTGCAGCAAGATGCGCGTCGGCTGCTTCGCGTAGATGACGAAGCACGTACCCGCCGCGGCGGTGTAGACGCCCGCGGCGAGCGTGCCCACCGTCGCGATGACCGGCGCGTTGCCCGCCGTCACGAGCGCGGCGGTGGACCCGAGGATGATGCCAAGGTCCACGTCGCACTCGATCGTGAGATAGTTCCGAGTGAGGCTCTTGAGGTCCGACCGCGTCGTGCTGTCGAACGGCGCCTGAGATAGTCCCGCCGAGAGCGCGAAGTAGCTAGCGACCGCGCTGACGGACACGGCGAGAACCTGCCCCTGAGGCCCTGTCGCCTGGAGCGCGCGCGGGGCGGAGATAAATGCGGCTTTTCGTGATGCTGCGGGAAACGTCATGAATCATGGCCCTTCGTTGGGGCCCCTGATTCAGTGGGGGCGCAGTATGCTACGGAAAACTCGCTACTCTCTAGTAGCACCACTCGCGTTCAACGTCATGTTATCCGCGAGTTTTAGCGGTCGATGCGGGCCTTGCGGAGGTGCCCCTTCGGGACCCTGCGCGCTGCCCTTAGGCGTCGCGAGCATCATCAGCCGTTGGGTATCGGGGTCCATTTGTGGAATCCCAAGAAACGTACGAATCGGCCCCTGCATGTCGAGCGGAACGGGCTTCTTCAGCGCGGCGAGCTCGGCCTGGAGCTTCTTCGCCTGCATCGCGTAGGACTGAGGGTTGGTCGCCTGGAGCGCTTCGACGTGCTGGGCGGTGATCGTGCCCGCCGCGACGAGTTGCAGCGCGTGCTCTGGATGCGTCACCATGTCGAACTTCCGCGCGAACTGGCTCTTTTGCTGGTCGCTCGGTTGCCACGATTCCATGTCGAGCTGCGGCGTGAGGCTGCTAGCCTTTGGCGGCGGCGGCTTGGGCAGCGCGGCCATGAGGTACTGCACGGTTCGGATGGCCGACGTTTGAAACGCCGCGGCGGCGCCTGGAGCGCGCTGAGACATCGGCCCCGTGGCGCCTGCGATGTGGGCCTGCACCACTTCGGGCTGGCTCGCGACGTTGAGCACGCTCGCGCGCCGCTTCTCGTACGTGTCGCGGTCGTGCGGCGGCAGTCCCGGCTTGCGGCGATGCTCGGCATCACCGCGGAGCGCGGTCTTCACGGACGCAACGCCGTCGTCGACCTTCGCGATGATGCGATTCTTCATCGCCTCGAGCTCGGCGAGCCGCGCGAGGCTCATGCCTGGCTTCGTAACGGAGTCTACGGCGAGGCCGATGATGCCGCCGAGCACGGGGATGCTGTGCCCGATCTTGGACGCGTGCCCCTCGTCCGCCATGAGCGCCTTCAGTTGGTTGACGTGCGCGACCTCCGTACTCGTGTGGGCGATGGTCTTCTCCATCGTGTCGAGCGCGGCGCGGTCCGTCGCGATGGCCGACTTGCCCGCCGCGTCGTAGGTGTAGTTCTTCGTCACCGCATCAAGGAACGCGCGGCGGCGGTTGATCTTGTCCGCGAACGCCTCGGTGTTCAGGTCGCCGGATGGGCGCGTGAGGTTCTTCATGAACCCGTCGATCGATGCGTCGTTCGCGCGATAGATCGGAACGCCCGCCTTGGAGTCGTAAGACACCGTGTACTTGCCGTTGAAGAACCGCGACGTTCCGAGCATCTCGGTGGTCGCCTGGTTGACCTCTTTCTGAGCGACGGCGCCGCGCCCGAAGACGCTCTCATCCTCCAGGACCAGCCGGATCTTCTCGTACAGCGCGTCGAACGCGTGCGCGGCGTCGGTGCGCCCGAACGGGTTGGTCCCGTACGCGGTCTCCTTGCCGACCGCGCGCTTGAAGCTGTCGATCGCCATCATGCCCGACGCCGGATCGGCCATGCCTTCCGTCTTGGTGACGAGGTCCGTCAGTTGCTTCTTGAGCCGCTTGATGCTCGGCTCTCCGCCGCCCTTCGCCGCGTAGGAGTCGAGTTCGTCGAGCACCTTCATCGACTCGTCCCATACGTGCGTCGCGGCCTTCTTCACCATGCCGATGTTCTCGGCGGGGACCAGCGCGGCCATCTGGGTCGCCTTGGCCTCTCCGAACGTCGCCATGTCGACGATGTGTCCGGCCTCGAGCGACGCATCGAGGCTCTTGACGACCTTACGCGTGGCGTCGCCCACCAGCTCGTCGTGCTTCGCGAACCCGTGCGGGCCGCGGTCGGTCCACGCCTTCTCCAGCGTCGCGCGCGCCTTCGGATCATCCACCTGATCGATAATCCGCTTCGCAGCCTGGTCGGCGACGGTCTTCTCGCCGGGCGCCTTGCCGTGGTCGGCCGCCTTGACCGCAGCCTCGTCCGCGCCGAGTTCCGCAGCCTCGACGCCACCGGAGAGCGCCTTGCGATCCACGCTGCCCGCCAGCGTCGCGTCGCCACGCTCGCCGAGCATCGCGGGGGCCTTCTTCGTGGTGAGCATCCCGCCCACGCCGTGCAGTACACCGCCGAGCGCGCCGCCGATGAGCGCGCCATGCGTGAACGCTGACGCCAGCGCTTCGCCGGATAGCGCCGGGTCATCCTGTAGGTACTGGTGGCCGACCTCGGTTCCGACGCCCGCGATGCCGCCCTCGACCGCGCCGCGCACGCCGCCCGCGATGATGTTCTGCGCGGTGCGCGCCGCGGCGCTCTCAGCCTCGCGCCCGACAAGCGCCCGCGCGCCAGCCTCGGCAAGCCCGCCAGCCTTCGACAGCAGCCGCGTGGGGCCAAGTAGCGCCGTCTCCGCGGCGCCCTTCGCGAGCGTGCGCGCGATGCCGCGCTCGGCTAGGCGTGCGCCCTCCGCGGCAGCAATGCCAGGTGTGAGCGAGCCACCCGAGAGCACGTCCGCGGCGACGGGGGCCACGAATCCGACGACGTCGCCCGCGGTCGATGCGTTGGGGTTCGCTTCGGTGACGCCGCGGAGATGCTCGCGGACGCCCTTGCCACCGAGCCCGCCGATGAGAGCGTTCGACGCGCCGAGCGTCGCAGAGTCGAGAGCGGAGACGCCGAACGCCTCCGCCGCGTGCAACGTGTCGCCGTACTTCTTTTGCTGCTCGTGCTCGTGGTACTGCGCGCCCGTGACCGGCTTGGCGCCGTATTTGGCGACGGCATCACCGAGCGCGTCGGCGTCGACGGTTCCGATCTGCCCGTTGACCTTGACCGGGATGCGTTGACCGGGGACGTAGTTGAGCCGCCCGGCGAGGATATGCCCCGGCGCGTCCTCCGCGGCGACGGTGACAGGCGCCTTCGTCTGCGGGTCGTAGAGCGTGATGCTGCCCGCGGGCACGGTGGCCGGCGCGGGTACGGGGGGAGTGGTCGGTTCGGCCATTTACTTCGCGAAGGTCGGGGGGGCGACGACACCGCTCTTTGACGTGTCGTAGAGAACGCCCTTCGACCCCGCGGCGTCCTTGAGCATGTTCTTCAGTGCGCCCATTTTCGCACGCGCCAGCGTATCGCTATCGCTCGGGTGTACTTGGTAGTGCTCAGAAAGCTCTTCGATGATACTTGGGTTCTTCGGCTCCATGCCGCTCGTCACGAGCTTCCATCCTGCGCCGACGACGGCCTTGACCTGAGCGTTGTACTTGTCGCGTTCGAGCTTGTCGATCTTCGAGTCGGTCGCGCCGGGGACGTGAGACCACAACGCGCCGATGGGGCCTTGCTTGTACGCGGCCCCCGTCTCGAGCGCGTTGTCGATCATCTTCAGACCACCCTCTACTTCGGTTCGGGCCTCGTTCATCTTCTCGTCTTTGCCGCCTGGCTCGGCCTTCGCTCCTTGCACGGGGGCAAACCCGCGGACAGTTTGCCCGGTGTGAGACTTCATCACCGCCGCGAATGCCTGGTCATAGGAGACCTCTTTCCCGATCTTGGCGTAGTCGAGTTGCAGGTCCAACGCCTGCTTTCCGAGCTTCGCCATGTCCGGCCCCGTCGACACCGTGCGCGCCTGGACGAGCGGGTTCAGCTTGATCTCCGTTTCGGCTTTCTTCTCACCGATGATCGCCTGCTTTTCGATGAGCGCGGCCTGGAGCTCCTCACCCTTCGCCTTCTGCGCCTTGCTCGTTGCCGACTGCGTCAACGCGGCGGCGTTCTGCTTTGCGGCCTCGAGCGCGTAGCCCGTCGCGACGCGGTCGGCTTCCTCGGCTGATCCCGACGCTTGGAGCGCCTGCGAATACATCGAGTGCATATCGCTGAGGCGCTCGCGCCCGATGTCGTGGTTCGCCTTCTGCGCGGCCACGTCCTGCGCGGCCATGCGCTCGATGTGGTCGGCAACCTGATTCGTCGACTGACCGAGGAACGCTTGACCCACTGCGCCGAGCGCCTTCGCGATCGACCACGTGATCTGCTGACCCGTGCTCGCGCTGTTCCACATGCGGTTCGGATCGATCTTGTCCTCCGCGAGCTTCGCCGCGTACGCGTCGATGTGCTCGCGGAACGCCTTCGACTCGTCGGCGCGCGCCTTCGCGCGGAGCTTCACGTCGATGCCTGCGTCTTCGGCGGCCCTGGCAATCTCCTGCGTCCCGATGGCGCGCTGCCGCTCAATCTCCGCAGCTGCATCGGCAGACCCGCCCACGGCGGTCTTCTGCGCCTCGATGGCCGCAGCCTCGGCGTCGATGGCCCCCGTCAGCGCCCTCTGCCGCGCGGGCATCACGAGCGCCTGCTCGTGCGCGGGGATGGTCGCAGAGCCACCGCCGCCTCCACCCCAGTTCACGTCGCGGGGAGCCGCAGCCTCGCCCGGAACTCCGCCGCCCGCCCCGCCGCCGTTGGCGTAGCGGTTACCCGCGGTCTCGCCCGCGCCTACGGGTGTCCCACCGACGTAGCCGCCTGCCATCGGCCCATGGCGCGGAGGCGCCTCGGGGCCTGACTCCAAAGGGCTCCGCGGCGGAGCCATCGGAGGCATCCCCGAGAGCGCCGTTCGCGGCGGCGCGGAGTGCGCGTTCGCCAGACTGCCAAGTGCCGCGTCCAGCGCCGCGGGCGCTGCAACGGGCGGCGGAGCCGGTGCAGACATGGGCGCCTGAGGGGGCGCCATGGGCGGGCCAAAGACGCTAGGCCTAGCGGCGGGTGCATGCGCCGCCATGCGTGCCAGCGTGGCGTCTAGCGCCGCAGGCGGCATGGGCGGCGGGGCAGGGGATGGCGGCGGAGGAGCGGGGTCCGACGCGTAGCTTTGCAGCGGCGCGGGCGGGCCGTACCCCTCCGCAATGAGCGACGCCTGGACGTCAGCGGGGAGCGTGGCGAAGAATCCCATCACGGACCCCCGTAGACGGATGCGATGCCCTTCGGCCGCGAGATATCCTCAGGGTCGCCGCGCGTGAACGCCGCGGGGCTCCGCTCGTCCGCGAGCTCGTAGCCGAGCGCGTGAGCGATGCCGCGCTCGGGCGCCGTGGGCTTCGCGCTCGCGAGGTACTCGTACGCGCGACCGGGCGCGCTCATCATGCGGTCGATCGTACTCGGAGGCGCAGCTAGCCTCGCGCGAGCCTCCGCCATGCGGTCGGCATGCCCCACCGCCGCAGCATCCATCGACGCGCCAGCCGCAGCAAAGCGCATGCGCTGGTCGTCCGCAAGCTGACCGCGCCCGCCTTCGTTGTACGCGCCGCGCTTCGCATCGCGCACGGCCGCCGCGAGCGGATGGTCTCCGTACGCGCGGAGCTGCTCGGGGGTCTTCTTCGCGAGCGTGCCCACGTCCGCGACTGCCGCCGCGTGCCCCTCTTCCCACGCGGCGCGGCGCGGGTCGACGTACGGCGCGGAGCCCTCGGAGACCACGTCGCCCTTCGCGCGCATGTCGGAGGTGATGTGGCCGTGCTGCGGTGCGCCGCGCTCGGGTGCGCCGTGATGCGGTGCCCCGTCATGCGCATCGCCTTCCAACTCCTTCACTCGCTCGTGCAGACGCGCGAGACCTGCGAGCGCCGCCGAAAGCGACGGGCCGATCTCCACCTGCTTACCCCGCGGACCCTCACTCACGAGCTGATGCCCCACTTCGGGCACGGCCTCGAGGTCCTGCGCGGAGATGCCGAGGTAACGCCCGCCCGTAGGCTGCGACCGCGGCTCGCTCGACTCCTGCTTATAGTGGTAGCTCAGAGGGTGGATGCCATCGAGGAACGCGTCAACGCGCGAGTTGCCGTTCATGAGCGGATGCTGCCCTTCGTTCTCGATGCCTTGCTTGAGCCTAACGTCGGAGTTGACCCCGTCTTGCCACGGGTTCGACGATGCGCCCGCGGACGACCCGTCGTTACCTCCGTAGTAGCTCCCTGTGTCGCTTGAAGACGTCGACGTATCGCCAGCCAGCGGCACGCCGTAGTTTGGCGAGGCTCCGAACTCACCGACTGTTGTGTTGCCGCCACCCGCGTTGCCGGCGTTGCCGCCCAGCGCGTTCAATAGCAGCACTCCGCCCGCCGTCGCCGCGGCACCGCCTCCGGCAATGAGGTACTTATCCCACCGCGATGAGTCGTATTGCGACTGATTCTGAGCGAGTGCCGCCTGAGCCTGAGCCGCCTGCGCCTTCGCCTGCGAGGCGTTGGCTTCGATGCTGGCCTGGTTGCCCTGCGCGCCTAGCTGCGCCTTGTTGACGTCGTTCTGCAGGCCCATCGCGCCAAGCTGGAACTGGTCGTTTTGCTTGCGCTGCTCCGCGCTGAGACCCGCCTGGTACTGCGCTTGCTGCGCTGCCTGCGATTGGTTCTGGTAGTCCTGCCCGCGCATGCCAGAGTAAGCGCCCATGGCCGCCTGCTCCGCCTGGAGCCGCTCCTGCGCGCCGTTGATCTGCGCCATGCTGCTGATATTCGCCTGCGCGCCCGCGGTGTTCGCCGCCGCGCCTTGCTGCGCGAGCGCCAGCGCCGCGGGGCCACGCGCGGAGGCGGCCGCACTCGTCTGCTCGGCCGCGGCCTGGTGCATCTGCCGGTCGGCCTGCATCGAGGCGATGCTCGGCACCTCGCCGCGTGCGCGCGCGGCCATGATGCCCGCGATACCGAGCTGCTGAGCGCGCGACTGCTCCGCCTGATTGTTCGCACTGTTCGCCCTGCCGTAGTCGACCTGGACGCCTTCGCGCTGTTGCGCGTTCTGGCCCATCGACCCGTACATCCCCGCCGCCTGCGCCGCCCCGGTCGCGGTGCCGCCGTACTGGAAGTGCGAGTTGTAGGCGTCCTTCTTGATCTGCCCGATCGCAGCCGCGTCCGCGTTCGCCTTGTCTTCGGCTGCCTTCTTGGCCGCTGCTGCCGCCGCGGTCTGCGCCGCGGCCTGATCCAACGACTTGGATTGTGCCTGCCCGTCGATTTGCTGCTGATAGTGTGCGAGGGCGCGATCGGTCTCCGAAGAGTGATCGTCTACGGTGATCTTATCGCCCGCGGCCGTGTAGTAATAGCCCATCGTCGTCTATCTCCTCAGCGCCGGGTCAAGTCGAAGCGTGCCCTTCTGCGGTCCCTGCTTGCCAGCTAGGTCGAGTTGCACGCCGATGAACGAAAGTCCCTGTCCCGTGCCGGGGACCGCGGGCGCCGTTGCGGTGATCCGAAACTTCACACTCTCCGCGCGCGGCGGTGGCACCCACTCGAGTTGACGCTGGCCAAGAGTGTCGGCCTCCGACCACGTCGCGACGGAGTTGCTATCGCCCGTGTATTCGGCGTAGTCGTAGGCCATTTCCACCTTGAGCCCGGCCGCAGTATAGCGCTGAAACATCAAAGAGCCACGCCACACGCGTTGCTCGTTCTTGAACCCGTGTAGCCACCCCGTCTCGATGAGCGGGGTCACCCAATAGCCCGCGTCGAGCCGCGTGGTGCGGTCCTCGACATGCACGACGCCCGTTTGCGTCATCCATGCGTAACGGTATCCCGCCGTGGCGGAGATGATGCACGCCGACTGCGACGGGGCATCGCCAACGCCGCCTGACGACGATCGGCGGTCGGTGCTGATCCACGCGCTTGACGAGAGGTCGAACACGAGCGTTCGTCCGCCACCCGTCACCATGCCGCTCGACTCCGACGCGGCGAGTTCGATGAGCACCTGACCCGAGTTCGACGGGTCGACCGTTGCCGCCGTGACGATAGGGAACGCGGCGAGCGTGACCTGGATGTCTTGGCCGATCCACTCTGCCGCCTGCGCGCGGGTCAGGATCTCGATGCCGCGTTCGGACTGAAAGAACACGCCGAGCGACGTGACGCACGGCGAACGTGACTCGATGCACCCCACGTCGACGGCGAGCCTTCGCGGCTGCCCGAGCCCGCCGCTGGTGCCGTTGTCGCTCGGAGCCTCGCCGGATATTGCGTAGATTTCACGGCGTTTGGCCGCGAAGAGCGTCCCATCCATGACCCAAAGCGCCGTGATGTCGCCCTCGCCGGGGACGGGGACCTGGAAGATCGGATTGAACCACGCGCCTTCGCCCGAGACATTTTGGCCCGAGTACCAGACATCAGAGCCGCTCGCCCCGACCAACATGCCGTTGTAGTTCGTGAGGCACTGGAATGAAGGTGGGGGGCGCTTGTCTAGCGCGGTGCCGAGGACGTTGTATTGCTCGTAGAGCTTCGCGCCTTTCGACAGGTTCGCGTCGCTGACTGCGTCGGCGTACGAGACCACCGCCGCGCTCGTGTCGTTGGCCACCGTCGCGAGGCGATACCATGGCGCGGCGAATCCGTCCGTGGTCGCGTAGATGGCCACGCGGAGCGCGCGCGTCGCCGTATTCGCGGTGATGCGCGAGCTGATGGTCAGCGGCGCGACGGCGACGGTGATGGTCTTGTTCGCGACCGGCCCCGAGCTCGTCGGGTTCGACACCCCGGACTGGTGCCAGTTGCCGTCGGCATCGACCTCCTCGTACACCGCGACGTACTGGCGGCCCACCGCGAGCGTGAGGCCCGTGCCCGCCGTTGTCACGGTCGGCGCGTTGGGTCGGATGAGAAACACGATCTCCGCCACGCGCGAGCCATCGTAGTACGACGGAAGCCCGCCGCTCAGGTATGTCGAGTTGCCCCACGCGCACGGGAGCCAGCGCGCAGAGGATGTGAAGTCGAGATCGACGAGGAGTTGACCGTACGACCCATAGACCCCCGCGCGCTTCTGTCCCATCGCGTATGCAAGGTGGCCATTGGCCTGCACGATGGCCTTTCCCTGCGCGAAGAAGCCAGGCCACGCGAGGCCTGGACTCGGGTTCGAAACAGGACGCAACCACGTCGCGTTGTTGGTCCAGTCGCACAGGACCATGTTCGCTTGCGTCAACTGCGCGCCAGCCGTGTCGAGGTCGCAGAACGACGAGTAGACGCGCCCACCCGTAGTGAAGGGCTTGCGTGCCATGATGACGTTGTATACCGTGACCTGCGCGCCATCGGCGGCGGCCGCGCCTGCGGTCGTCTGTACGCCGCGCATCTGGCCGCGGTAGTTCGCCGCGTTCGAGTCGTTCGCCCACACGCGAGCCTTGCCCGTAGTGCCCGTGGAGGTGATGTACAAACCCGCGTTCGCTACGCCCGTTGCCATCGTGAGCATCGTGGCAACCGTGGCCTTGAAGACGCCGAGGTTGGTGCCGTTGTAGCCTGCTACTTGGACGATGACACCCTGATCCCATGCTGCCCAAAGCGTGTCGATGTCGTCGCCCGCCAAGCACACCGCGACAGGCGTGATGCTGTTCGTGAAGACGTTGGCGCCAACGCCGACGACGGCCGTGGCACTAATCGTGATGATCGTCGCGCGGTTGGTGCCGACGCTCGTGTTGACGTACATGACCGCGATGCGGCTGCCGAAGGGCAGCGAGCAGAGCGTATATACGCCCGTGGCATTCGTCGCGATTGACGCCGCGAATGCAACCCATCCCGCGCTGATAGTCGCCTTGCTGGTCGTATCGATCGCCCACGCCTCCAGCTTCGTGCCGGTCGCGTTGTAGCGCACCGCGACGAAGCTGTTCCCCACGATGCCTAGCAGGGCGGGGGTGAGATCATAGTTCGACCCGACGATCTCCGGCGCGCGAACGATCGCCCCCGTCGCCTGGTCGATGATCGCGAGGTAGCACACAAGTCCGAACGCGGCCGGAAGCGCCGACGCCACATACGAAATCGCGAGGTATCCGTTCGTGGCGTCGACATCCTCGATCGAGGACCCAAGCCCGATGGTAGGAAGCGCGGTCATCTTGACGGCGACCTCAGGCACGCGGCCGAGCACCTGCCACGCATTCGCCTTCGACGAGTAGGCTTCGATCTGGTTGTCCGCGATGCGCACGGGCGAGCGCGCGTACTGTAGTAGCCTCCCGCCCGTCGTAGGCGACGTGCCGTCGATGCGCGTGTTACCGAGCGCGGTGAAGCCAAAGCGCGTCGACGCCTCGCCCTGGCGGAACTGGCGGATGTTCTCGCCGCGGAGGTTCTTCGCGCCGAAGTCTACGAGCTCGCCGCGCGGAGCCTCCCCGAGAGGTAGCACCGCGGACGACCGGATGATGTGCGGAGGAACTGGCATCAACCGTACTCCTCGACCCTGATCGAAACGGTGCCCGTGGTGTAGCTGAGCAGTACGAGCGTGCTCGCGTCCGTGAGTGACGAACGCTGAAGGATGGGAGCCACCGTGGCGCCGGTCATCTGGTAGTCGATGGGCCACCACACGACGCGCCCATTCAGCCCGTGCTCTAGTCGGATGGCCGTGCCACCCGCCGCCGTCGTGATGTCGTGGAAGTCGACGCGCCGCGGCGCGAACCGCCGCTTGAGCGCTGCCACGTCGCCAACCACGCGTGCGATCATGCGGGCGAGCTTCGCCGGATCTTGAACGTCCGTCTCCGTGACGACGTCGGTGGGCGCGGCCTTGCCGCCGAGCTGCGTGACCGCGCCGTCACTCGCGACGCGCGCGGCGCCCGTGTTCGTCGTCGACTTCACCAGTCATCCCATCCGCTACTGGAGTTCTCGACGACGTGCACGCGCTCCGCGAACTGGTGGTCACGACGCGGAGCCATCGCACGGATGCGCTGGCGCTGCTGCTCGAGCCGCTGCGAAAGGATGGGTACGGTCTCCGCCTCGCCAGCCTTGATCAAGCACTTAATCGCCGCATCGAGGACGATGAACTCTTCCCACCCGTTGATGCTGTCGATGGTGTCGGAGGGGTCCGCAAGCACGGGCGACGTGGGGACGTAGTTGATCGTCACCGCGTACGCGCCTTGCGGCACCGGAATGAACGAGATGTCCGTCCCTTGGACTTGGTAGTAGATGGGATTCGAAAGTCCCCACGCGCCCAGGATGGTGCTCCTGAACGCGTTGCGCTGTTCCTCCTGGTAGGCGCGCGCGGAGATGACCGGCGCGCCGCCCGCGATGCTAATGTCGACCGACAGAAGCGACAGGAAGTCCCCCGCGAGCGCGTAGCGCTGCGTCCCGTTCGTGGTCGCGATGCGCTGGCTCGAACGTGAGTAGGTGCCATTCCACGTCGTGCCGCGCACCTCGTCAACCCACTCTGCGATCGACCCGTTGACGAGGTCGACCAACTCGAACGGCTTGATGAACGCGGACGCGCCCTCCAGGTTTCCCCTCTGGAGGACGCGTTCGCAGAGCGTGGCGAGCGTGACGGTATAGGCCACGGTGGATTACTCCTCCGTGGACTCTTCGACGGTTTCATCGACGGGCTCCTCAGCCTCGCCTTCCTCGTCCTCTTCCTCGCCGCTCTCCTCGAGCTCGTCGATGTGCTGACAGAGCGTCAGCAGCGAGCGGAACGCATCGACGATGCGCTTGGGGTCGCGCCCCTCGTTCTCGAGGCTCGCGGCGAACGCGGTAGCCGCGTCACGAGCGCGCGCATTGGTCTCCGAGAGCGAGAGGTCGCCCTCTTCCTCGGAGTCGCCCTCGCCACCCGGCGCACCGCCGCCGAGCATGACGGCGATGCTGGGGCCCTTCGGCTTCACGGGAGCACCCCGGAGTTGCGGAGCACGAGGTCGACGTACATGATGTCGCCTGCGGCCATGTCCGCCGCGGTGTGTGTGCCCGCGGCGTTCGTCCACGTAGTGATCGTGAACGTCCACGTCCCGTTCGTGTTCTGCGTCGGGAGGCTGAAGATCCACCCGGAGTTGGTCGTCGGCGTGCCCATCGCGCGCGAGCCGGTGACCTTGACGACCGCAAGATACGGATTCGTCGTGGTCACGCCGATGATGCCGACGCCCGTATCAGTCAGCGTGAGGTACGAGCCAGTGATGCTCGCCGCGGTGTCGCCCTCGACGAAGACGGGAGAGCCCGCGACGAGCTTGACGCCGAAATTGAGGTTTACGTGTCTGTTCCCCTGCGTTTGCAGGATTGCGAAGTCTCTGTCAGCCATGCGGCCACCTTGTCTTTTCGAGTCGCGAGAGGAGGGTGAGCGTCAGCCGGCGGGCCACTCTGCAGGAGCGGCCACGCCGGCCAACGTGTGAGCAGCGGCGAGCGCGTGGCGCTCATCCGCCTGGACCTCAGAACTCGATGACGCCGTTCTTGGCGGGGTTCGAGCAGTAGGTGGCGGCGCGGTACAGCGTGCGGAACTCGTAAGAGTCGGCGCCCGCGGTGCGGAGCCACGACATCTTGTCGAGGAAGTCGACCTTAGGGATCTGACCCATCGACGGCATGAGCCACGTCGACATGTCGAGCATGTACGCCGTGCCCTGCGAGAGGAACGGGTCGGTCATGATCTTGATCGTGCCGAACGGCGCGACATACTCGATGGCGGCGAAGCCGATCTGCGGGTTCTTGTACGCGGTCTCGGTGGTGATTCGCGTGTTGGTCAGCAGGTCCTTCGAGATGTCCGCGAAGTCGAGATCGTTGACGAAGAAGTGGCTCGGCTTGCTCTTGAGCCGGTGCAGCATCATGCCGAGCTGGACCATGCTCTCTTTCTTCGGAGCGCCGCGGCCCTGGTAGGGGACGCCGGCGAGGCGGATGGGGTCCGTCGAACGGTCCACGCTGTTGAATGTCGTGGCGAGGATGCCGGAGCGAAGCGAGCCGGGGACGATCCACGCCGGGATGCCCTGGAACGCCAGGCCGAAGTCGCCGTCCGGGAACAGGTAGTCGGTGTTCACCGCGGTCGCGATGCCAGCCGTCCAGTTGCCCGAGGCGGTGAGCGTGCCGGCGAAGATGTCGACGTTGGTGAGGGTGACCGAGCCCGCGCGCACGGTGCCGGTGACGCCATCCGTCGCGCTGGTCTTGATGACCTGGCCGACGCGGAAGTTGATGGCGTCGCTCGGGTTCGCGAGCGTGACCGTCGCCGTCGCGACGTTGGAGAGTCCGTCGAGCTTGCCGATGGCGCCGCCGCCGTTGTGCCAGAGCGCGGCTCCGATCTGCTGGCCGATCGCGTCGTACGCGCCTTCGGTCTCGGAGATGACCGCCTTGACGAACGCGCCGCGGTCGTTGCCCGTCTTGTCGAGGGCCTCGCCGCTGACGAGCGCGCGGGCGTAGCCGCTGCGCCACGGGCAGACCCACTGCTTGTAGACGCTGGAACTCTGCGACGCGAACGCCGTGGTGTCGGTGAACGAGACGGCCGACGTGATGGCGGAGCGGATCGCGCCGACGTACGCGACGCCGGAGCCGCCCGTGTCCTTGGGCATCACCGCGAGCGCGGGGCTCTGGATGACGAGGGTTTCGACCTTCTTGGGGGTGTAGTACTGCTTGAGAATCGGCGTGGCCGCCGAGATATCGAACGCCATGTGAGGCTCCTGAAGCCGCGCGGTGCGCAGCGGTTGAATCGGTCGGGCTCATCGGCCTGCGTTTCAGGGGCCGAGACCGAGGCGATTTTCAGGGGCCTACGGGTGCGCAGTCGTCTTCAGTGGACGCGCTGGTATCCCCGCAACCATGAATGACGCTGTTCGGGTCGTCAAGCGGTTGCGCGCGTGGTATGTACGATTGGAAAGTGAGGCATCAAACGTGGAGAGTCACATATCAAAAGAGCAGCGGGAGGTTCTGGTCGAGGCCATCCGCCGACTCGGGGTCACGGAGGTCGCGAAGCGGCTCGGGTTGTCGGGCGAGGCGACGTGCCGTGTCGCAGGCGACTTCGGGTGCAACGCGGGGACCGAGTGCCAGGCGGCGCAGCGGCTGGAGCGGCTGAAGTGAAGCCGCAGGACCCCACGACGAACGGCGACGCGGTCGGCTACCTGCGAGAGCAGGCGTCGTTCGCCGAACAGAACTGCCGCGAAGATGCACTCAGCGACAAATGCGCGGAGTACCTGCGCGCGGTCATCGCGGAGAACAAGCGGCTGCATGCGGCGCTCGACGCCATATCTAACAACGGAGGCCTGTTGTGAAGCCGCACCTCGAGACGTGGGAGGCTGACGGGTCGTGCATCGACGTGGCATCGCCGTACGTCCCGCACATCGGCCAGTTCGGCGTCGGCTCCGCGGACGACTGCGCCCGCGCCAAGCTCGCCGCGCAGGCCCCTGCAATGGCGCGGCTTCTCATCGCGGTATTCAACCGCATCGACGACCCGCTTTCAGAGCGCGCCGCGGAGCTGCTGCACGCCGCCGGGGTCATCGAGGGTCACCGCTTCGTCGTGGTGATCGAGTGAGGCCCTCGCACCGCCATCGATGCCTGTCGTGGGTCCCCGGCCCGCGTAGCCGGTGGGCACGACAGCAGCGCCGCGCGTGGGAGTGGCTTCCCGAGCCTGAGCGCAGCGAGGCGCGGCGCGTCACTCGCAACGTCTCCGACGCATACGAGCGACTGGTGGGCTACCGCGAATGGGGCAGGGACTCGTGGCCCATGATCGTGAGCCTTCGCACAGTCTGCGACCTCCGCGCGTTCGTGAAGGCGGCGCGGAAGACATCGCGGAAGAAGAAGCGCGGCCGCACTCACGCCAAGATGAAGAACGCCGCGTCGTTCCGCCAGTGAGTCACGATGATCGCCGGGTCGGGGTCGCCGCCGGGCCCCGGCACCGTGACCACGCACGACGCCGACCCTAGCCCCGCGCTCAGCCCCGCCAGGATGCCCGCCGCGTTGACCGCCACCGATGCTGTCGACGTCCCCGCGGCGGTGCCCGCAATCGCCGCAGCGCCGACCGTGGGCGCCGTGACGACGACCGCGGCTGTCGACGTCCCCGCGCATGTGCCCGCGATGCGAGGCGTGGCTCGGAGCGCCGCCGATGCTGCGCCGATGCCCGCGCTCGTGCCCGCGATGACGCCAGCCGCGCGCACCGCGCACGCCGCCGTCGAAGTCCCCGCAGACGCCCCCGCGATGCGTGGCGTGGCCTTGACGGCGGCAGACGCCGCGCCGACGCCCGCCGATGTGCCCGCGACAGCGACGGGCGTGGTCGCCGTGCCCGTGGTGACCGTCGCCGCCCCCGAGCTCGTGCCCGACGACGTGCCGGACACGCGCGGCGTTGCGCGAACGGCAGCCGCCGCCGTAGCGACGCCAGCCGCCGAGCCAGCAACGCGGGGCATGGCCTTCGCTGCGAGCGATGCGGCGCCGATGCCGGCCGATGTGCCGGCGACCTTCGCGCCGGCCTTGATTGCTGCGGTGGCAGCGCCGACGCCGGACGACGTCCCAGCGACGCGCGGCGTAGCCTTGACGGCCGCCGTTGCCGCGCCCGTCCCCGATGACGTCCCCGCGATGGCAACCGGCGTGGGGCCGCCCCCGCCGCCGAGTCTCGCGAGGAGGAGCGACATGGCGCGCTACCTCAGTACGCCGCCACTTCGTCCCA